TCAATCACGCCGACTCGATTTACCGATAAGCCCCAACTGATTGAGCACAGCTCTTGCTGCATCAATTGCACTAGCAGTAATAGGCTCAACCTCTTTGATGTACCGATCGATAAGTTGCTCAATCGTTACTTTTGCCACCTTCAGCTTTTGGATCCCTTCAGGGGTTTGTAGCTCTAGCTCACGTTTCCTACCCCACAGTTTCGCTAGCTTCTCACAGTCAAAAGTTCGCGATTCAGAATAGACAATCTTACCTTTCCGCTTTACTCTCACCACGGCTCGATAAGCAGCGCTTCCATTTGCTCTGGAACGCTTTAAAATGGTTAACATTCAGCCAATTCACAGCGGTGCACCATTTACAATATGGTACACCGAAGGGTGAAAAACAGCGATTTTCTGAGACTTTTTAGTCAACTGTTTGAATAATTTAAGATAGTTAACTTATTGAAATGCAAACGAAAAGCAGTAAAACCTTGAACCGAACTTTTGCCGTTGCACCCATGATGGATTGGACGGCTTGTGAATTATTTCTTTTAAAATTCAATTAGTTATAAGACATTTGCTTTAAATGGTGCACTATATGATACACCGACAGGAAAAAATTTCACAAAATACATCAGTTGACTTATAAATTGATCACTCCTTAGTCGCTGCTTCGACAACTGATTTATATCCATTACTATCCAATGTATGCGTCACCCGCTCAATCGTCCAAATGCCATTCACCCCATCACGAAACCCTACCATTGATAAGTCAGCTTCGGCCATTAATTCTGGTTTGCCCGGTAAGTTGATCTCGATACTAGCCTCACCTCGCTGGTAGTGATCTAACTTGGCTTTTGCTGCCTTTGCTGCTTCTTCTTGGGTTTTGAATTTCTTCCGGATAGTGTGGCAGGGCTTGCCTTCACCGATGGTCACCTGTTGCGTTTTCGCGTTGCCTTGGTCCTCGTACTTGGCTGTTACACTCTGAAAAGCCCCCCGTTCAGCAATGATTATGTATAAATCAGTTATATCAGTAGGCTGCAGGTTAACCGTTGGTAGTTTGATGCCTGAAACTGACTTGCCCTTCCCCCGCTTCACAAACAATAGATAGTTACCCGCAGGTTTAGCAATCGCTCCAAGGTCTTTGGCTAAACGCGACAACAGGTGCAAGTCACTTTCATCGGTTTGGTTGATCACAGGATAAGCCGCTTGTTGGTATTCCTCCCCTACTCTGGGTTCCAGCTGATAACGGGCAGCCACCGTAGACACAATTTCAGTCAGCGGAAAATAAGGAGAAGGCTTACCAGCCTTTTGCCACTTCTCTGTCCGTGGGGCTTTCATCTCCTTGCGCATATCTGCCGCTTTACCCCGAATACAAATCGCCCAAGGTGGCCCTGTGATTTCAATTTCATCAACTATATAGGTGCCCATTCTCACCAAGCCGGTTTCTTGGTAGCCCAACCACACCATTAATTTAGCACCCGTGGCAGGCAAGGCTATTTTATGGTCACGATCATCCAGTTTGATTTCCAAGGTATCGGAATCAATGCCTGCACAATCTGTCACTTGCAGCAGTAACAACCTTTCCTGGATTTTTTGGGTGATATCCACTGAATTAGCCACCACTTTAAAAACTGGCGTTAATCCCATAGCTGCACCTGTTGTTTATCTTGGCTAGCGGGAATATCTGGCAGTTGAATAATTAATCCGCTGGGTAAAATCGTTGGTTGCTTTGATAAATTGGGGTTAACTTCCAATATCAACTCCACATAACCTGTCGTTTTCCCATAAAACCGCCAGGCAATTTCATCCAGGGTTTGGCCTGCTACGGTTCTATAGGATTGCATGGTCATCACCGTATTTTTTTAGGGTTAAGCGAAAGGTGATCTTCTGGGGTTGACCATCGACTAAAAAATACTCTTGATCCTCATCGATGGATTCAATCACGTACTTACCAAATACCAACCCAGTCCCTTCAATTAATAAAAATGGCCTGCCCTTCCCCGCTTCCTGTCTGAGTGACTCCATTTGCTTCAGGCCACCTCGATATTCCGGATAAATCACCCCATCTAATTTCAAGGTATCTTCACCAGGGCCAATAAATTGTAAGGCAGGATCTGTACTAATTCGGTCGTGTTTTGCCCAACGGTATTGGGTGGACCGGTTGCGAGCTTGGTAAGCAGCAGTGTTACGACTGAATCGGTAGCGGATTTGTTGTTGGGCATTAGTGAGGATAAGCATGGGTTGTGGCATAGCAAGCTCCTGGATAGCTATGCCTGATTTTCAAGCAAAAATAACAGTATCAACTAGGGGTAAATATACAAAATTTATCTTATTAGTGATGGATATTTTTTGTTCATATTAAGAAAGTGAAGTTTTTCACCTGTTGCGTACGTACCAATTGGCATTATAATAGCCGACTATTTTTTGACCGAGCGTTTAACAAAAAGCACTAGCAGTACAACACTAGCTGTTTAGGGGAGTAAATGAAGCAGTTTAAACGATTAATAGGGGCCATTGGGGTGGCTGCCTCCTCGCTTGTAGGAGCCAATACAAATAATACCATCGTCGGCACACTACCCGGCGATGTTACCGTCACCAAAAGCGGGGCCGCGAATTACCGCATTCCTATCGAAGTTCCACCGGGTATTAATGGCTTACAACCCAATTTAGCTTTGGCATACGACAGCCAAAAACGCAATGGCTTATTAGGCGTTGGCTGGAAATTAACCGGGATTTCATCTATTACTCGTTGCCCCACCACCTTAGCCCAAGATGGTTTTATTGATGGGGTGGATTTTGATGATAACGATAAATTTTGTTTAAACGGGGATCGACTGGTTGCGGTTAATGGCACTTATGGGGCTGAAGGTACCGAATACCGCAGCGAATACGCCAGTTACCGTAAAATTATTTCTTATGGTTCTGCTGGAAGTGGTCCGGCTTATTTTAAAGTCTGGTATAAAGATGGCCGCATTGCCGAATTTGGTAATACTGATGATTCCTTAGTAGAAGCCCAGGGAAAAACCGAAGCATTAAGCTGGTCCATTAATAAAGTCGAAGACCGGTTTGGTAATGCCATTAATTTTAATTATTTGGAGAATAATGAGACAGGGGAGCATTATCCTTCTGCTGTGGTTTATGCGGGAACAACGGTTAGTTTTAATTTTGAGGAGCGGCCTGATTCGATTTTTGGTTTTGTTTCAGGCGTTAAGTATCAAACAACTCAACGCTTAAATATAATTAAAATTAATCACCGTGATGATAGTAGTCAATATAAATTAGCTTATAAAACAACGCCGGCACCGGAAAAAAGTTTAATTAACTCTGTTGAGCGTTGTGCTCAAGCTTGCTTGCCACTAACGCAATTTAGCTGGCACCAAGTTGATAATAATTCTTCTTATACTCCTTCAGTAAATACTCTTCCAGCCTTTGGACTGCAAACAGGTGGTTGGCAGGTCGGACAACACCCTCGCATGCTTGGTGATGTGAATGGTGATGGCTTAACCGATATTGTTGGGTTTGCCTACGATGGCGTGTACGTTTCGTATAGTACTGGCAGTGGCTTTACACCTCATGAACGAAAGCTGGTCGCATTTAATGGCCAAACTGGCTGGGAAGTAGGCAAGCACCCTCGCATGCTTGGTGATGTGAATGGTGATGGCTTAACCGATATTGTTGGGTTTGCCTACGATGGCGTGTACGTTTCGTATAGTACTGGCAGTGGCTTTACACCTCATGAACGAAAGCTGGTCGCATTTAATGGCCAAACTGGCTGGGAAGTAGGCAAGCACCCTCGCATGCTTGGTGATGTGAATGGTGATGGCTTAACCGATATTGTTGGGTTTGCCAACGATGGCGTGTACGTTTCGTATAGTACCGGTAATGGCTTTACACCTCATGAACGAAAGCTGGTCGCATTTAATGGCCAAACTGGCTGGGAAGTAGGCAAGCACCCTCGCATGCTTGGTGATGTGAATGGTGATGGCTTAACCGATATTGTTGGGTTTGCCTACGATGGCGTGTACGTTTCGTATAGTACCGGTAATGGCTTTACACCTCATGAACGAAAGCTGGTCGCATTTAATGGCCAAACTGGCTGGGAAGTAGGCAAGCACCCTCGCATACTTGGTGATGTGAATGGTGATGGCTTAACCGATATTGTTGGGTTTGCCAACGATGGCGTGTACGTTTCGTATAGTACCGGTAATGGCTTTACACCTCATGAACGAAAGCTGGTCGTATTTAATGGCCAGACTGGCTGGGAAGTAGGCAAGCACCCTCGCATGCTTGGTGATGTGAATGGTGATGGCTTAACCGATATTGTTGGGTTTGCTAGCGATGGAGTTTATGTTTCCTATAGCACAGGTGACGGTTTTACCCAGCAACAGCGCAAAACCATTGGATTTAATTTCACAGGTGGCTGGCGAATAAATCAACACCCTCGTATGCTTGGCGACGTCAATGGCGATGGCTTAACCGACATCATCGGCTTTGCTAGTGATGGTGTTTACACCAGTCAGTCACTCCACGCCCCCCCTTTAATCACCCGAATCACCAACGGCCTCGGCCACGTTACCCAACTGACGTATAAACCCTTAACCGATAAAGCCATTTTCACCAAAAGCACCGGTAGCCAATATCCCTTAAAAGATACCCAACCGGCGACGTATGTGGTGACTCAGGTTAAAAAAGCTAATGGCATTAATGGTTTTACCACCACTGACTATGCATACGAAGGCTTAAAATTCCATCATCAAGGTTTGGGTTCGTTAGGGTTTGCCAAGGTCACCAGCACTCAGGTAGAAACGGGTATTCAAACCATTAATGAATACACTCAGGACGTGGATAGCCGAAAAATTGGCTTGCTTAGTCGCAGCCAAACCCTCTCAAAAAATGGGGTAGTGTTAAAAGACATCAAACAAGATTGGCAGGTTACCAAGCTGGATGATGGGGGTATTAGTCGTTATCAAACCTTATTGGCTAGCAGTACGACGATTCAAAAATCGTTACAGGATGAAAAGCTATCCGAGACTAACCAACAACTGACGTATGATGCGTTTGGTAATGTCACGGAAAGCCAAACCACGACTACCGATACATATGGCAGTTATCAACAAACGGTTAACACCACCTATAGCAATGATGAAAGCCAGTGGTTGTTGGGCTTAGCCACCCGCACAGAAGACACCCGCAGTGCACCGAATGCGACCAGTCAAACCCGCACCCATGCCTTTAGTTTTGATGGCACTACTGGGGCCTTATTGCAACAAACCGTCGAGCCAGATAATGGCGATTTACTTCTTACCGCCAATTACAGCTACGACAGTTTTGGTAACCCCACTGAGGTCACTCAAACCGGGGCGGGTATTGAAGCGACGACGACTCAGTTTACTTATACAGCCGATGGTCGCTTCTTAAAAACCACCACGAATGCGTTAGGCCATACCGCTTCACAAACGGTTGATCCGTTCTGGGGTGTCACGCTGACCAGCACGGATGCCAATGGCAAGGTGACAAGCTATCAATACGACAGCTTTGGCCGACTAGAAAAAGAAAGTCGATATGATGGCACTGAAACGACTGTCACCCGAGGTTGGTTCGAAGGCGCTAGTCCAGCGACAGCTAAATATTGGGTACAAACCCAATCCAGTGGTAGCAGCCCTTCGAAAGCCTATTTTGATACATTGGGCCGCTCTGTCCGCACGGAATCCATTGCATTAACTGGAAAAATTACTAGGACAGATATCGAGTACGATGCGCTTGGGCAAATCAAACGGCAGTCGTTCCCTTACTTTAAAACGGATACTACCCAACGCTGGACCACGTACCAATACGACGAGTTGTTAAGACCCGTTCAAGTCACTCGCCCTGATGACAGTGTGAGCACCACCGCTTATAACGGTTTGACGACAGTTGTTACCAATGCATTAGGCCAAACCAAAACCACTCACCAAAATGCTTTGGGCCAAGTGGTGAGTGTGGTGGATACGTTAAGCAGTACCCTACAGTATCAGTACGACGCGTTTGGTAATTTAACCCAAACCGCTGATCCCGCAGGGAATATCACCACCATTGCATACGACATCCGTGGCCGTAAGGTGGCGATGAATGATCCAGATAAAGGCAATTGGGCTTATGGCTATGATGCCCTTGATCGCCTGACTCGCCAGCAGGATGCTAAAGACCAGGTGACAACCCTGCATTACGATAAACTGGATCGGTTAGTTAAGCGGATTGATAATGCCCAAAAGGAGAAAAAAGACTGGCAAGTAAGCCTGTGGGAATACGATAAAACCTACAAGGGCTTATTGGATAACATTAAAAGCGAATACTTTAGCCAACAGTATGGCTATGACTCGCTATTGCGGTTAACTGAAAGCACGCAGCGTTCTTACAATGAAACCTTTACCGTTACAACCCAATACGACGAGTTTAGCCGTCCAGTTAAAACCGTTTATCCAACCGGTTTAGCGGTTGCCCAGCAATACAATGAGCACGGTTATTTAAAAGCCATTACCGATGGTAAAGCGGAAAGCCCGAAAAAGTATTGGGAAGCTGATGCAGTTGACCCGTTTGGTAATGTGATTTTATCTACCCTGGGGAATGGCGTTGACGTTATCCGGGAATTTGATGAGAAAACTAACCGCATCAAAACCATTTCCGAGAGTTTAAGTTCTGCCCATCAGGTGTCGTACTTAACCTTTGGGTTTGACGATATTGGTAATTTAACAGCGCGGGAAGATGTACGCTTAGGCACCAAAGAAACTTTCCAATACGACCAGCTTAACCGCCTGACCGATGTGTTAGCCACTTTAAATGACGGCGAAACCCAAACCACCCGGGTGGAATATGATGCGATCGGGAATATCACCTTTAAATCCGATGTGGGCAGTTACAGCTATGGGGGTAGCTGCAATGGCAATACTGCTGGGCCTCATGCGGTAACCAAAACCACAGGTGTCCAAAACACCACATATTGCTATGACAAAAACGGCAATATGGTCAGTGGCAATGGCCGCACGGTGCACTACACGGCATTTGATAAGCCAGATTTAATTACCAAAGGCGATGCTTCCACCGCGTTTGCTTATGGGGCTGATCGGGCGCGTCACCGTCGTGTCGATACTACAACCCAAGGTACAGCCACCACCTACTACATGGGCGGGGTTTACGAAAAGGTGGTTAGCGACAGCGGCAAAGTACAGCACAAGCATTATATTGCTGATGTGGCTATTGTCACCCAAACCGAAAATGGCGGTGATGAAAATGGCACCAAAACCAATTACCTGCACCGGGATCATTTAGACTCAATCGTTGCAATTACCGATGAAAATGCTCAGGTTATCGAGCGGTTTAGTTATGACCCCTGGGGTAAAAAGCGCTTAACCGACTGGAAACCCGCACCGGATTACACCGCACTTGCTTCCAATATCACCACCCGTGGTTTTACCAACCATGAGAATCTGGATGCCGTGGGCTTAGTGCACATGAACGGACGGGTGTATGATCCTAATCTAGGCAGATTCCTGTCGGCTGATCCATTTATACCCAATCCGCTGGATTTACAAAGCTTCAATCGATACAGCTACGTTCGAAATAATCCTCTTGCCTTCTATGATCCAACTGGGTTTTATGATCGGGATGTTCATACTCTCGATACCGTTGTTGTTACAGCAAACAGAAAAGATCCGAACTCCGAGAGAGGTGGATATGAAACCAATGGAAGTGATAATGGTGGAAGCGGCAATGGAGACAGCGATGGAAATGGATACAATGACAACAGCTCTAATTCACAAAGCTCAACTCAGACAGTATCTGTACTTCCTGCAGAGTTACCAGGCCTCCCTGATTATTCACCTGCATCAGCTTTAATGTTTAAAGGCCAACCCACTTGGTCCCCTATACCTGGAAACCCTCTCAAAGGTGCTTTAGCAACCTTTATAAATGATATTCTTACATTTGGGGTTTGGGAGCATGTGAATGTTCGTTCCTTACAAATGAGTATGCAGACTCAAGCCGATATTGCTGCTTTTAAAGAGCACTTTGCAGGCACTACAATGATGCTTGGGATACTAGGCACTCTTAGAAACCCAACCAAAGCTGCATGGAAAGGTTCAGGACCAACAGCAGGTGTCCTAGGTCTTGGTCCTAAAGCTAAATCAAACAAAGCATTGAAAGACTACAACCCTAAGTCAGGATCTATTGAATTTGTTTTTGATCCAAAGACTGATACATTCGTGACAGGAAAACCAAAAGACAAATCTTACAAAGGATCTCCTCATCAGCGCTTAGGACAAACAATTAATGCAGACGAGTCAACTATGCTCGGCGGAATGTTAAGCAAAAATGCAGATGGAAGCTTTTCTACAAATGAGTTTAGCGGTCACACTTGGCAAAACTGGAATGACAAAAACAGAGATAGCTTTGTAAATACAATGGAAGATTATGGGATTACTATTAACCATAACCCAGGTATGTAGCATGATATATGGAGTAGGAAAATGTTCATAAATGAAACTACCAATGGTACTCCTTTGGATTCAAGCTGGTTGCCTATTTACAAAATTCAAGGGTCTGGCTTTTACATTGGTATAACCTCCGACAACCAATGGGTTATAGAAACAAATAACTCTCTATTTAGTCTTGATGCATCTAATAGAGCAATTCCTATTATGGAATTGCTTGAACTGCAACCCAGTGAGTTTTATTCGGCTTTTTATAGTGCTTGCGAAGAAAAAGGTATTTTAAAAGACATACAACAAAATTTTCCTGTCAAAAAGGTAATTGAAACAGGTATAAATCAAAAGTCTGATTATTGGTGCAGTCTTGCGCTTAATTGGCTTCAGGCTCTACCAATGGCAGAGATAGGTCCTTTTAAGTCTCAACTAATGGACATTCTTGAAGAAAAGTGGCTTTCTCAAAAAACCAAACAGAGAATAAAAAAGCTTCTTAAGTTTTAATTTAACTTCCTCCCCAGCCTAAAAACTGGGGTTTATTAACTCTAGAACCAATCTTTTACATAATGAACCAAAACGCATATAAAACACCCGAGTCTTTATTAGATGATTGCAATAGAAAAAAAGAAAGTGTCATCACTAATTTCCTATATGGTGATCTTTCAAAGCTTAACTTGCCCACATATAAATGGTGGAAATCTAAGTGGCTTGAATACAATACTAAGCTGATAGCCTGCTTATTTATAAATCAAGTATTATTGTATTGCTACGGATTTATATCAGGCCTCATCACGTTTGCAAATACACCAGAGAAAGTAGTTAGCTCGATCATAGCTCTCTCAGGAATTATCGTTTTAGCAAACTTGTTTTATATTTTATGGCCTACAGTGGATTTTCTAATATTTAGAAAGGTGAGTAGATCATTTAGAAAATTCTGGTTTTCGTGCCTAAATGTATTAAGTTTAGTGCCTTTATTACTTTCTATCTCAGTTTTGCTGTTTAGTTAAAGAAGCTTGAAATACCTGTATTTCAATCTAAAAAACTGGGGCCATTAATTTTCATCATACTTTTAGTCAATATGGAGTAGTTAGAGTGAAGCAGTTATTGACTGTTATTTTACTTTCAACAGTAGTCGGTTGTGCTTACCAACCACCCGTACGCGAAGTACAAGAAGGTTTTTTTGTTTCATCCAGAAACCCAGTTTTAAAATTCAAACTGCCTGATAATTGGGAGTATAGAGACAGCAAATCCAAAAAAGGCTTTGAGCGTTATACTACAGGTCAAAATCGCGATTTGTTTGGTAATATGATGAATAACAACCAGCATAACTTTGTGATAAGGGGTAAACCTGAAGAAAGGGTTATAGACTCAGTATCCATCCAGTTCGAACGTACTTATGGCAATATGTTTTTTAGTAATGACTTTGCTGATAAGTCTGCTTACTTAAAACAAGATAAAGAGCGTTTTATTGATGGCCATTACTACAATACTGGCTATTTAGTACTCAATGAGCAGGGCAAAGAGAAAGGTTGCTACCTACACAAAACCTTTTTCCGCACTTTGCCCGGCAAAAAACACTCCTTTGCCATCAACCTGTATAAAGGTGTTGGATGTATAGATCGTGATGATACCGCAATTAATGCCTTGATTAAGCAACACGAAGCAGGGTTTAACCAAGTGGTGAATGAAGTGATTTTGAGTGCTGGTTAATCTGGGTAGTTAAAACCTCAGTTCATGCTGGGGTTTTATTTTGCCAGTCGCTCAATATTCCCAACCCCCGCTTCCATCTTAAGCCGCGCCGAACTATTAGCAGAATGCACTTTAATCTTAGGTGGTTAAACTGCCTAGTCACAATAGCTTCTTCAATCCGTAGCACCACATCATAACCTATTCCGCGACCATCATCGCCTATATTTATTGTAGGAGAGTTATTAATAAAGTTTAAAACTATATGACAGTTAGAATTGCTAGAAAAGGACCCAAGTAAATGGCTAGAAGAAACAATGGTCTAAGAATAGTTATGCAAATAATCAGAGAAATAGATAGATCTGCAAAGAGGCAACAAAGGGAGTATTTAAGGCAAGAGCGTGAGCTCAATAGACAACGAAAACAAGAAGAAAAAGCAAGAGCTAGTTATAAAAAATATAAACAACAAGCACAGGAAGATAACCTGAAATACCAATTTGAACAAGCCAAACAAGCATTTGAAAAAAGGTGCAATGAACGCAAGCATCATAGAGAGTTATTAATCAACAACGTCCTGTTTTAAGAAAAAATAATGGAGATTATAAATCATGGAATATCAACCTCTTATATGGCTAATTATTTTATTTATTATTACTATTCTTATAACCGACTATTTAGCAAGAAGGAAAGCAAGCAAACAATTATATGAATTTCGTTCATTATCGAAAGCTGTAAAGCATATGAATGAAGAGTTAACAAATAAAAACACCAAACTAGAAACGCTCAAACAAGAGTTCAAAAAAATAAACAATGAAACCTTAGAACTTCAAGAACTAAAGAAAAATTCAGAAAAAATAAAGCAGCAATTACTAGAAGTATCACACAATCTTTCCGAAAAAAAGTCCATACTTAGTTCAGTTGGAAGTAAACTTCATAATTTCATGTCAAGTATTGACCTATATTCACGAGTAGAAGAATTTATAGATGCAGGTTTTTTTGAGGAACCTGAATATTTATATGAAACATCTGACAGATATTCAGAACAAATCAGAAGAGTAAGGGAACAACAGAAAGAGCTGATAAAAAATAAGAAAGTAATATTCTACCCAGATCATGTCAAAATATCTCTACTACAAGGCATAGATAAAAAAATTTTTGATGGACAAATAAAGCTTATGCTACGAGCGTTTAATATAGAATGTGACTTTCTAATTGGAAAAGTTAACCCAGGAAACTTCTCTCGTACGCTTGAGCGTATAGAAAAACTCGCAAATAATATAGAGAAGTCAACCTCTCATTTATTCTGTGCATTCAATATTAATTACGTTAAGCTAAAATATGAAGAATGCAAGCTACAGTACCAATTCATGTTAAAAAAACAAAAAGAGCAAGAAGAGCAAAGACTAATTAAAGAACAAATTCGAGAAGAGCAAAAAGCAGCTAAAGAGTATGAAAGAGCTATCGCTGAAGCAGAAAAAGAAGAACAGCTATATCGAGAGCTACTAATAAAAGCTAGAAAAGAACTTGAAGATACATCTCAAGAAAGCCGTATTATCGCGGAACAAAGAATAATTGAGCTAGAACGTCAGTTAGCAGAAGCTGAAGCTAAAGAGGAACGGGCTAAAAGCTTGGCAGAGCAAACTCGTCGCGGACATGTATATGTAATTAGTAATATTGGTTCATTTGGTAAAAATGTATACAAAATTGGCCTTACCCGAAGACTTGACCCATTAGATCGAGTGAAAGAACTAGGTGGTGCAAGTGTACCTTTTTCATTTGATGTACACGCTATGATCTTTTCAGATGATGCTCCTGCATTAGAAACTGCTCTGCATAGAGAATTCACTCAGTTTCGTGTTAACGCTGTTAACCAAAAGAAAGAATTCTTTTATATAGATCTAAATACTATAAAAAAAGCAGCAGAAAATATTTCGGGCTCAGAAGTAGAGTTTAAAATGACAGCTCTTGCCGAAGAGTATTATGAATCAAGAAGATTACAATCTACCCCCAAAGCAGCTTAGCTTTTTTGACTTAAGTTGGCTTAGCCCCAACTCAGTCCCATTTAAACAAAACTGCAACAACTTTCGTATTGATCTTCCAGCTTAGTTGATATAGCTTAGTAACTGAGGCGTCGAAACCTCATACAGACGGATAACACCAACCCCGAAAGCGTTGGTATTTTTATGCCTGAAAAACGGATTCACTCGGTTTTATGCCGGGAGGGCGACGAATACAACACCCATTGGGGAATAAGTCCGCGGTCTCTGTAGCCGTTTCGAACCTCCCGACACCCTTATACTTTCGAAAAAAATACAGGAGTCATCGGATGACTACTTTACCCACCACATTAAGCTTTAATGCTGTTACTCTTTCAATAATTGACCATCATGGTAAGCCTTGGCTTACATCTCAAGAACTAGCTAAGGCCCTAAACTACCAAGATTCAAAGTCAGTTAACCGAATTTACAGCAGAAACAGTGACGAGTTTTCAAGCGATATGAGCCTGGTGGTCAATTTGACCCCCAGCGGAAAAGCAGAAGATCCAAAATATGATACACGAGTCTTCTCCCCCAGAGGCTGCCACCTAATTGCCATGTTTGCTCGCACTGACGTAGCAAAAGCCTTCAGAAAATGGGTGTTAGATGTACTGGAAAATCTAATACCAGAAGAACCAGCCCAACCCCAACTCAACCTAGAATCCAGCATCCCCGCCCTACTCGACCGGGTCCGCCTAATGCTGGTCTTTGAAAAAGGCAAGTTAGTCACTACCCGTCAGATAAAGGATGATGAGCTGATTACCTCCACAGAGCCAAAGTACCTGGCAGAGTTCGTGCGGGAGTGTATGCCAGATTATGCCTTGGTTAAGAAAGAGAATGTGTTGAAGGCTAAGGAGTTGTTGGCGGGGTTGGGGTAGATTATAGATTAGGCGGCTTTAGCCGCCTAGTTATACTATTTTTTGGAGATTACTTGTTTAGAGTAAATCTCACTAGCCTTCAGTTGACCATCAATTACTACTATCGTCATTTTTTCTTCAAAAGATATTGTGTCTGGATGCTCCCACTTCGGCATTTTAACTATTTCGGTCGCCGTTGAAAGCACGGTGGCACTGTCGCTATCTATTTTAACTTGAATATTCTTTCTTATAATTTCCGTGTCAACTCCTGTACTCAGAAATGCTTTAGACCTTTCAAGAAACTCATCCTTATACCTTACTTTCTGCTTATATTTTCCATTTTTGTTTAACATATCAAATATTATTTTTGCATTTGGTGCTAAACAGTTAGCTAGCTTATTTAAGTCCTCTGCAGTTGAGGCAGCATCGCAATGTTTAATAAACTCTTCTATATTGCTTTTATGCAGAAGACTTTCATTAGCACTAGCTTGCAGAGGAATAAATGATAATAGCACAAACATTGCAATAATTTTTTTCACTGTAATCACTTCCTTACCTGATAGAAATAAGCAAAATATTATACAGCTTATAATTCAGTTGAAACAAACAAGTTTTTTCTGCTAGTTATATATTAAATTAACTATAACCCCCATTAAAAAATGAAAAGTTAGAGCTATAGGTATAAATAGGACAATTACCAGGAAAAACCTTTTTAATTTAGGCTTTATCTTTCTAGTAAAAAAAATGCTCAACACCAAAGCAGTCAAGTAAGTGGCAAATATAAAAAATGTTATTAGATTTATCTGTACAGCAAAAGGTACTTCTGCGTAGGAAATGCTTGGTATCAATACTAAGAACAAAGGATTTAACTTCACCAGTGGACCTTCACCTAATAATATTCAGGTTCAGATTGTAGCAGGAGTAACTACCAAGTCTCAACTAACCCACATCATACAACGCCCCACGCCTCCTGGCCTGGGCCTGTCTTTCCTTCGCTTTCATCTCCTCCTGCACCACCCGTCTCGCTAAGGCTTCACTGTCTTCCCCAGGTTGCTGGACGATGGTGATATTACTGGTATTGGTTTGGTTAACGGTATTAGCCGCTGGTTTAATAGGCTGCACTTGTTGTTTTTTGATTGGCTGTGACTGCTCTTCGTCGTCATCACCGAAGGCCCAGTTCCAGGCACTGGATACACCACTGGTTACGGAATCGACTGCACCACTGACTTTATTGGAGATACTTTTACCAACATTCTGGCCAGCAGCCACTACTTTACTCATGTTGTCTAATACCCAACGAATGCCGTCTATTAATTTACCGATAGCTTCCACAGCGATATTTACACCCTTGGCAATAAACTCCCCAAATCGCCTGCCTATGTCGGCCGCACTGGCTAATTCTTCAGTAGTAGCATTAACTGGCGTAAATAAATTTGAAATGGCTTCAACCACCCAACTAATAGAGTCGCCTATCCAGTTAAATAGCGAGGCTAATGGCGCTAAGGATTCCTTAATGGGATTAATCGCTGCATTAAAACCTTCAACCACACCGCCGATAAAGGCTTTAACATGATCCCAGTATTTATAAATAGCAACACCGGCAGCGGTAATGGCCATGATAATCCAGCCGATGGGGGTCGTGAGTAATCCAACTGTTAATGCTCTCAGTCCTAGCAGTAAAGCTTTTAATCCACCGGTGGCTGCTCCCCACATGGCAACCCCCATACTGCGTACAACACCTCTACCCGCCACTAATGAACGGGTAAACCGTCGGTTCATCACTTCCGCCCGAGATAACCCAGTAATTTGCGAGAGAATGGTTAAGCGCCGATGAGCCGACAGGTGTCGGTTATATAGCATGAGTGCCAGCCTTCCCCGGTTTAACGCCACTATGCCCGCTAAAATACCGCCTCTAAAAAAGGTCCAGGCATATCCACAACCGATGGCCGCGACTTTACCCAGAATTAATACAGCCGTAATACCGACGATGGCTTTAGTAACCGCAGGGTGTTCTTTAGCAAACTCCGTCATTTTAACGGTGAGTTCACGAATATAATTAATAACTTTATTGAGGGGAGGTAATAATAGTGTACCTAAATTAATCGCAATTTCTGTCAGGCCATTACGCATTAATATTAAATTATTGGCGGTAGTTTTTGAGCGGTTTTCAAATTCCCGTTGCATACTTCCTGTGTATTTTGTTTTATCGCCCACTAAGCCTAACGCTTTACGATAGGTATCTAAACTGCCGACCAATAAACTGACATCATCACTGTATTCCATCCCGAATAAATCACTGAGCACATTGGCCCGCTGTTGTTTATCCAGTTTTTCCAGAGTCGTTAAAAACTCGAATAATGCACCTTGGGCATCCTGGGCAATCGCATCCTCTAAATCCCTGGCGGAATACCCGACCTTGTCCAACGCTTTGATAAAGGCTTTAGTTTGCCCTGAGGCATTTTGTAATTTCTGCAGCATGGCATTGATAGCTGTGCCTGCTACTTCGGGCTCTTTACCCAAGGCGATAAACGCATTGGATAGCGCGGCGGCTTGATGAGAGGCTAACCCAAACTGTCGTGCAGTCCCGCCAATACGACTTAAGGCGCTCACCATGTCCCTGGCTTTAGCCGCACTGTTATCCGACAGGTGATTAATAACATCACCCAAGTTTGTCATTTGCTCGATGGGGATTTTATAAATATTCGACAGTTTCGCCATCGCATCCCCAGCGGCTGACGGCAACATATCAAACGCGGTAGACATCTTCGCCACAGTGGTAACAAACTGGGGTAAATCCTGCTCGCCTATCCCTAACTGACCACCCGAGGCGGCTATTTCGGCTAAGCCGGTGGCAGTGACAGGAATAGTGCGAGTGAGTTGTTTCAGCGTTTCCCCCAGCTGCTCAAACCCTTGCGGTTGTTTAAAATCCACCACCTTTTTGACATCGGCCATCACCGACTCAAATTTAATCGCTTCACGAATCGGTACCGCTAAACCCAACCCTAAAGCCGCTGCATCCATTAATTGCCCACGTAATGCCGTACGCCGTTGCAGGTTTTGATTTAACAATTGCTGGCTACGTCGTAACGAGTGCAATCGGTTTTCCAAACGAGTAATGCTTTGGCTAGCATTATTAATAGGCGCCGTGATATGGCTGACCAAACTTAATACAATGGATACCCCTAAACTAGCCATCTGCTACCTCTGTACGCTCCCGGGCTTTTTCATGCCAGATCATTAGCTCAGTGATTTCCAGCTCCCATAATTCTGACGGTGGCCAGTGAAATACCACTGCTAAATCCGCTAAGACGCCGTAAACATCATGGGGGATGGGACAGCCCCTAAAAAACTCGCCACCACTTCACTGACTTTCTGAAAATCGGCCGCATCCAAATCTTCCACGGCTTTCGGGCTGATTTCTGCCAGGTGAGCAATTAAAGTAATGCTCTTGGAAATATCCCCGCCTTTGGTGGTTTCCATGATTTTTAAATCTCGCGCTTTGGGTCGACGTAGAGTAATACTGTCCACGGTGACGCCTTCACATTGAATGGGGTACTCTAAATTAACAGTACTCATGGTGTTTTCCTTTTTATTGATTGGATTGCTTGGTTAAACGACATAACGCCTATTTGATTTATTTTTTTACATTACAGAATATTTTTTCGCGTTTGTTCTAGCTGATCCACGCCGTTAATTTTACGGACCAGGTTCATAATATCGATTTCAACTATTTCCTCGTTATCCAACATCAGTCGGTAATAATCCAAGTTGAGGGTGAGTTTTAATGGCGCATTCTCTCCCATTTTCCAGCTACCAAAGTCCATTTCCTTTACGCGGCCTTCAGCGTTAATCACCACCGGTTTTTCTTCACCATTTTGCTCATCTAACATCGAGCCTTTTATGGTCAGTTTGGTTTTGTTATTCACCTTAATCCCAAAGGTGGTCAGCACTTCTTTGTGGTATTTACTGACGGTGAGTTGGGTTTCTAATTTCTCCATCCCCAAATCATATTCCACTGGGGCATCCATCCCCCCACCACGATACTCGTCCGTTTTTAAACTGAGTTTCGGCAATTGGATTTCATCAATCACCCCGGCAAAGCCAAAGTCATTGATGTATAAATTCATGTTTTTGAGGGTGTCTTTCATCATGGTGACAATTCCTCTAGGTAGTCATTGACTAAGCTGGATTGAAACGTAATGTGTTCAGCGGGATACGGTGGGGTAAAATCGAAATTAAAAAATACTTTCCCGTCAGCTATATTTGCTGGGGTATTGAGTTTTTCATCCAGCCAACATTCCCCACCGATGATCGCCCCTTTATTTTTTAAGGTGCGTAAATAGCTGTTGACCCCATCGGTGACTGACTCAATAAAATTCCGGTCAATATTCCGATCTACCGCCCATAAGTGCGCACGTAATAAACTTTCGTTAATCATGTCCGCCGTACGCCGAACCGATAAAAAAGCCCACTTAGGATCACTGGCACAAGTCCGATTACCCCACAACCGATAGCCTTGTTTTTGGATAATGGTGGCGACTTCATTTTCATTGAGGACATTCGCCCGAGCATTGGGATCCCCCAGGGTAAAATCTATAGGCCGATGCGTACCAATCAATCCGTATAATTCTTTATTCGACGGTGACCACCAGAAGCCGTATTTGTGATCGATCCGGGCAATTAATCCTGCCACTCTGGGGCTGGCGGGTTGTGCCGTTTCTTGTTTTAAGCTGGTATCAAACACCGTGACAGCTGGGTCCACTAAATACACCCGAGGCGAGCCAAACTTGCCCCGGTATTCAATGGACGCGTTATCTGTCGTATTAGGGCCATCGGCAATAATAACCGCCCGTAGCCGATCCGCAATACCGAGTAATTCTTGGGTGACTGCCTCAATCTGGGTAAACTCTGGGACGATTAATAACTTGGGTTGTACCTTCGCCACGGACTCTGCGCTGAGTAAAGCATGGACCCCTTCATAATTACCGGTATCAGCATTCACCCCACCGATAATCGCCGCTAATTGGTCGTCAGGTTCGGTATGTTCTTCCACCCGAATCACCACCACCATCGCCCCGGCTTGATCAAAGATCGCATCCAATGCCGCCGGTAAGGTACCGGTTTTACCCAGTGGTGCGGCTTCTTTGCGATTACCTGCAATGAGTACCGGTTTATTAATCGGAAACTGATCAGCCTTGGCTTCGGGTGCGGTACCGACAAGGCCAATTACACTGCTTCTGACGGTACGAATGGGACGGGGACCGCTGTCAATTTCAACGACTTCCACCCCATGGAGAAAATGTTCGGTCATGCTGAGATCCTCAGGTTAGGATTTAGGCTCAGCATGCCGTATACAAAAATAAAGAATTAGGGGAAACGTTATTTAAAATACTTCAAATGCTATAGAGGCACTTTCAATATCTTCATACTCCAGTGGAAGCCCTTTTTGAACGTCTTCAGTCGTTAAACGCTTTATTCCCATTGAAAATAGTTCTTCATCACCATCAATCGTATCATCTGGGCTAACTGTTTTCACATATTCACTTTGGTGGTTTTGCATATACAACCAGTTATCAATGATGTCGCCGGTTAATGTACTAATACTGACTTCACCGTTACTGTTATTGCTTGTCAACCAAAATTCATCATCACTATTTAATTCAACTCCCCCTTTGTCACCATGATTGTTTCCTCTCATGGTAAATAATGCAGTATGCGCTTTATCAACTGACTTGATTAAAATATTTCCTTTCTGCTGTTGATTTCTAATTGTGACTAATAAACGAAAAGAACGATCACGATAACCTAGCGGCAACCATAGCGTACCATCGCCGGAAAATTGTGGACGATATAAACGCTTAGTGGCGATAATGGCAGGGTAATAATCACCGTTTTCAACTTTACCGATCAACACATCATCATAAGTAGAATCAAAACTCAGATCCTGCTCAGCTAAATTATTTGAGTTATAAGTACTATCTACTAAATCCTTTAATTTAAAGCCAGCGGCAGGAGACCAACGCAAATGATAGGTTTTACCTGCTTGATAAGAGAATTGTCGTTCAATTTCTGAGTAATTTGAAGTATTGAAGTCTTTCCAGCCACGCCAGCGAATGATTTGATTCGGTTTAATAATAAGTAATTTATCGCTAAGAGTGACTTGTAACCGGTTATCGGGGGTAAGTAATTCCGCTGCAATAGGTAGCTGTGAAAAACTACTCATTAATAGTTCGTCAACATAAGAGCGTGAAGCTAATACAATCGCAGGATCAATTTTTAAGGCGACTGTATCCGTATTACTTAATTCCAGAATGACTCGCACATATAAACTACTGCCACTGCCTTGCGCTAACGTGGGTTTATAGGTTTTCGGGTATTTACCGACAATAATTAAATTATCATCCTGATCATATAAACCAAACTCGGTAATATAAAAATTACCGTCTTCTTCTGGAATGACCGTTTCAGCCACCAACCAATTATCATTCTCTGGATCCTGAAAAATACTATTAATCGGGCCTTCCCAACGCTCACGCACTAATGCTGTATCGGTTTCTTTGGGATTGGTTTCTTTGCCACCGTCATCACCACCATCCCCTACTTTCAGTTTGGTGAGCTTAACGGTTTTTCCCAAGGCATGCGCATTTATAATCCGGGCCTGTCCTAATTCCGTGAGTAAACTAAAAAATTGTTGGTTCATTGACCGACTCCTTTGGGATAAATCGTGAGGGTATTTACTGCCTGATAACCTGTCGTTAAAAAGCGACTCAGCTGGCTGTCTAATTGGGTGGTAATCTTTGGATAAACTCGATGTGTTGTAACACCTTGATAACCCGATGCCACACAACTGCACAGTTGACTGCTAATTTCTTTGGTTAAATAAGGGATGACGGTAGTTTGTTGACCTTGCTGACAAGTGGTGGCCACCCGAGGCACTTTGGTTTTATTGGTTAAATACACCGTTAAATCAAAATGACTACGCACGTTTTTCGTGCTGCAAATTAACCGATTAATATTGTCGTATTCCTGCTCGGTTAAACCACGGGTTTCTAAATTCACATCGGCTTTAAAGGTGTAAGGCTCGCCTTGATGCTCAAACCATTCCTGGATGGTGACATTTAATCCAGTTGCGGCCAGCGCTTTTTTCACGGCCCCAATTGTGCCTTTATGCTGGTGCACTTTAATTGAGTTTTTAATCACCTGGCGTTTGGTTTGTTCATTCCAGTGCTCGTCCCATTCATCCACCGATAAGGTCCAGGCCAACCAGGGTAATAACGGCAAGGGACAATGATCTGCTTGCCACAGGGTTTGGAAAGTAACCGGTATTTCCCCCGCTCTTGCCGTTGCTTCTGATAACGCGTTTTCCTGGGGATTGGCATTGGGGGGCAACAATGATTTATTCATCCGTCGCCCCCTTACTGATGATAATTTGGGTGCAATAGGCCGCTTGTGCTGGAGAAACAGTAATATTATCAGTAGGGCTTGTTAATTTAACGTTTTGCACCCCAGGAATATGTAATGCGGAATAAATTCCCGATAAAGTAATATCCAACCCCAGTCGGTGCTGATGGTTTACATAAGCATTAATTCGCTGAGTCGCTTCATCCGTCACCAAGGTAATATCTGGTCCGGTAAAATACGTCAGTTCCGCATTAATTTGGTAATGAATAATGTCTGCAGGTTTGACAAATACCTGATCGGTTAATGGCCGAATATCCTCGGCATTTAATTGGGCGTCAACAGCCGTAATAATATCCTCAGAAGGAACGCCCTGCCCTTCAGTACTTAATACTGTAACTACGACTTGTCCGGGTGAGGGGCTTTCCACACTGACGTCTTTGACCAATGCACTGGCACTTAACGCATGATACCGATAAGCGCCTTTGGGGCCAGCGGTGCTTAGCCCTTCTAATGAATAAACAATCCGCTCCCGTAACCGGTCGTCACTTTCCCATTGGTCTTCAGTGGGCGGAATCGCATTAGGATTGCCTTTTTCAATGAGTAGCCGATTAATACGAAACAAGGCGGCTAAGTGATCTAAATCATTTCCTTGGGCATAAGCCACCATCACCGCACGGGCGGCATCATTCACCCGCTGACGAATGATTAATTCCCGGTAGGCTACGACCTCTAAAATTTTATAAGCGGGATCCGACTCCACTAAAGCGGTAAATTCGCTATCCCGCTTTTTTAAATCCGTTAAAATTGCATCCAGAATACTCTCATAATCCAGTGTCTCGACCACATCGGGTGCCGTTAATTGGGATAAATTAATGGCATTGGTCATAGGATTAAGCCTTCCAACGTAATTAATTGTCCATCAGGGCGATATTCACCGCTGAGCGTCACGGTAATTTGTCCACCCCGAATGTCATGTACTTGGATCTGTTCCAGGCGAAAACGGGGTTCCCAACGGTCCAGGGCTTCGGCTGTCGCTGCGTAAATGTCGGTAATGGTTTCGGGGTTAATTGGTGCATCGATGAGTTCAAATAGCCGACTCCCGTAGTCGCGACGCATGATTCGGCTGCCAATGGGTGTAGTTAAAATATCCTGAATGGATTGTTTTAAATGGGCATGGCCTTTTAATCGCTTACCCGTTACCCGATCAATGCCGTGCATTATTGTTTAGCTCCAGTGGGCACAGCGGTACTGTGACCCACGACATCATGTTGATGGCTGTTATAAATGTCCCGGTCCCCTTGCATACTGCGGGTGTGGTCAATGATGTCCTGGGTAGCTTTGATCTGTCCCTCTACATAGACATCGCCTTCGATAGTGACGCCTGATGGGCTGATAATATGAACGGTACCTGCCGTGGGTAAATTCACGACCAACCGGTTAACCTCCCGGTCGTATTCCATCACCGCTCCATCCGCATACGTCACCCGATGGATACTGGGCCGTTGTTCTAAGGCAGGAAATTTATTCTGATAAAGCGCGGGTAATACAACACCCAATGCCGGTTCACCCTGGGGATTTAACACCACCACCTGTTCACTGATTTCCGGTGCCCAATAACTGACATCTTTTGCTGCCCGATAAGTAATCCAGGGCAACCAACCGGTAATGAGTTCGCCTGAAGTGACTTGCACTAATGAACGGTCATAATCCACCTCCGAGACAGTGCCAATTAAAATTAAATTCGCCAGTTGCCGTTCTAATTCCGTCAGGCGAAATAACACATCATTCATGGAGTAAGTCATACGCATCCTCCTGGCCATATTCCGATGGTTCATCAGCCACATATAAACGGGAAGGAAACGTCTGATTCGGCTGCCAAATACTGCTTTTAAGGCGCATCACTTGATCCCAAGTAATCCCCCAAATCGCTAATCCCTGCCGGTCCGTTTGGCTGCTATATAAATTACTGGCTTTAATCCCGTTGGCGGCTAACACACCATCCATGCCCCAGCGTTGTTCCGCAATTAATAGACTCAGGGCTTCAATGATATTGATGGCCGCCTCATCCTTGGGTAATTTACGGCTGTCGCTGACCATCACAAACGCCGCTAATCGTAGGCTGACATCCCGCTGCTCGGTTTCAACTGGTTTAAAATCGCGGGCTTCCATTAAGGCCACTTTGACGGTAGGTGTGTGGTTGGCAACCCGCTTTACCTCGCCCAGGTCAAAGCGCCCCGCATGGGTGGATACATCCTTCAAGTCAGGTAAATGACTGTGGATGGTTTGGGTAATGGCTGAGAGTAATTGATTGATTTGCATGGCTCCTGTTATATGGGAACAGGAGCGGAGGAGTTAGGGGAAATTATTTAAACTGCTTTATGTTTGATAACTCATTTTTTCTAAGGTCATCAAGCTTTTCCTCAAGAGCTGTACGAACTATATTATCAATTTCATAATTTGAATCTTTTTTAACTTTCATAAGAAGCTCAGAGTATTCTATTAGTCTTTCATACTGTTTTACTTGCAGAGCAACCTTATAGTCCACTTCTGTGTGTTTTTTTATAGAGGAATCAATTCCTAAATATAAATACATCAACACTCCCAAAAAAACTATAGCTTTAGGTATAGCCTCATAAAGTTCATTGGATTTTTCACTTATAAATTTAGCAAAAAAAGAAATAGTTAAAACTCCAAAACATAGCTTAAGCATTATTTTTACTCCATAAAAGTAATACTCCAATCCTTCTATCAAATAAATCACTAGAATTCCAATAGAACAACCTAATGCCGAAAAAAAGGCAAGCGATGATATTTTCATCAAAATATCAATTACATGCTGATTGAAAGAAACAAACACTTCCTTACCAACAATCCCTCTAAACAAAAAAGAAATACTTTCAACCAATACAACCACACAAAATAACATCAATATACTATTCATTGGAATATGATCAAAAACCAAGTCATGAAGAGCTTTTGTATAAAAATAACTTGGTATAATTTCAACCTTATCAAGAAAAAACATTAAAATGGTTGATGTAAAAGCTATCAAAACAAAAGCATAATCTTTTTTATTCAAATATACATACTTGTTAACTTGGAACTTAACGTTTTCTAACATACTAACCATTACTATGTCCTTATTAGTGAAAAGTAAAAAATTATATATAAATAAACTTTCAAACCAACCCCTCCACCCAATCCACCAACGCCTGCTCGATCTCATCCTGGTTATCATCGGATAACCCTAAAAAAGGTCGAGCCGGTATGGTCACCTCTTTAGCAAAGATGGTTTGGCTGCCTAGTTGAAACGCTAAATATTTTCCATTCTTGGGCTTAATGGTACCCCCATACTGATGGATAGCCGCATAAAGTAAATTAGTTTCCACCGACACATCATCCATGCCCACCACATAATTAATGCTATCGAGTAAATGGCCTTCACCCTGGAGTAACCCTTGGTTGCCATGGCGTGTCGCTTCATAACCGGATGACCAAGCGGGCCAAGGGGTGCCATCCGGTGCGGTTTGCTCTTCTTCAATTCGACGACGGGTTTGGTCTTCTACCAGAGCACCCAGTACATCCAGTATTTCACTATTGGCAGAGCCTAATGCTTGCAGGCGTTCAATTAACCGGTTTAGCCGGTCTATTCCTCGGATATAAATATCTAAGCCCGTGCCTGCCATTAAAACCCCTTCAGTGACTGGCGACTGAATTGGCGTTGGCTGGCCGTAAATGCAATACCAGTGGAATTTGAGGAGGGAGAGTCAACGGTGAGTTTGACTTCACCACTGCCGATTTTAGCCAAGGTTTTTTCCGCATCTTCAAACCGCTTTCGTCGTTCTTCGGAGGCACCACCGCGATCTTCACCCAACCAATACAGGGCAATATCAACACAGAGGCGAGTGAGTAATGCAGAGGTTTGTTTTAAAGGCAGGGTATAACGACCAGTGAGGTATAAATCAATATGGGCACTGGCATCCGCTAAGGCATATTCAATGGCCAAGTGATCCAACTGGTCGTCTTTATCCCGATCCGCCACGATATAAAGCGCATCGTTACCGTATCGGTCAATAATGGCTTGTTCCGTGGCGTACATCATTTGACTCGGGTCTGGTAAATTTTCCAGGCTTCATTCCGCTGGGCTGCGGAAATATCCTGGTTAAGTAGTCCTTCAATCGCCTCCACCTTGGGTTTACCGTCTTTTGACCAGTCCTCTTCATCGCGATTGGCATCCAACATGCCAATCACTTCGATCATTTCTTCCAAGGCGTCAGGTGAGGTATTTTCTACTTCAGCTTTTTCAGCTAACGCAGTAAAATCCCCTTGCTCGATAATCAACATGGGCTCCGCTTTAAGTCGCGCAAATAGCGCTGGCTCCAACTCTGTTTTGGTGATGACCGTCCCTTCTGCGGAAAAATAGCGACCACAGCGACGAAACCCCGGCTTTTGTTTGGCGCGAATTAAATAACCTTCAGGCATAATTATTTCCTTAAAAAAATCCACCCGCAAAACGGACAACCTCACTCGTTTTTAGGTGGCAATGGCTACCAATGATTTACAGACGACGAGAAATTAAAGTACTGAAGGCCCCTTTTAATTCATTGGAAACCGTGGTGTTGCCTTCCTGAATTAATTCCCGGCTAAGGGTTTGGGTGATTTTTTTCTCCAGAGTGGCCGGGGCAACAATTAAATTCGGACTTAAATCCAATGGACGACCCCCGTCGGCTTTAAATTCTGACATTCTGGCCTTGGCTTCCCAGAGACTGTCCAGACCAAATTCCGCTTGTACCGCAATGGCCATTTGCCAGAAACCAAAGCCGACATTACAACGCAGGTCTACCCCATAACGGTATTCGCCCCGCATAAAGACAGACTCGTCTTCTTCTTTGGTCATCGGCACAAACTTGGGCTTTTTCCGCTCTTGGAAAATAATCGGTTTAATCGCACGGCTGGTGTCCATTAAATACCAAGTGGGGCCTTGGTAAGCATCATCTTTAATGATATTCGACACGCTATTATCCGTGCCCTGCCCATCAACTTGGGTATTGACTGGGTGATCATTATCAAAGAAATATTGGCCGTCGTAACAAGTCTCAGCAAAACCCGCTTGTAATAAAGGGAACGTCAGCTCATCCGGAAATGCGGAGGTTGCCCGCCCCATCTCCTGAAACATCGGCGCATAAATACCGGTGTTTGTCAACGTAGTTGTCGTGTTATCTTCTTATCTTCATCGAGCTATCTCAAAACGTGAGGCATAATAAATATTAATAATCAATTTAGGGCTAATTATTAATAACACAGACAACACCCATTGCTCCTTCTGGTGGACGCCTTGCGATGCAAAGCATCCATCCTCAGCAGCTTCAATTAAAGAGGGGAGTTGCACAGTTTTAAATGGATATTAACGAGTTTGATTTCTCTCAGGGTTTAAGTGGACTTCATCTGCCAACTCCCAGTTTCGTATATTCCCACTCCATCGGTTAGGGGAAGCTGCTTTAGCTTGCTCATAAACCTGTTTCCGCCGGCTTAAAATAACTAGGTCTTCACCTGTATGGCGTTGTACCGGTGTTACAAACTTTAATCCACTATGCTGATGCTCATGGTTATACCAATGAACAAATTGATCAACCCACCGTTGAGCGCTTTCTAATGAGGTAAACCCTTGGTGAGGGAAATCTGGTCGGTATTTAGTGGTCTTAAATATGGACTCTGCATAAGCATTGTCATTGCTAACTCGCGGTCGACTATAAGAAGGCTCAATACCAAGTTCAGCGAGTTTGACTTGTAAAGCGCTTCCCTTCATTGGACTCCCATTATCTGAATGTAATATCAGGGGCTGCTGGTGAATTTTATGGAGATTTTCCCGCCAGAAGGCTTTCTGTATTAAGTCTGCCGCTAGGCTACTACGCTCACAATCGTGCACCTCCCAGCCAACCACCTTGCGGCTGAAAACATCAAGGATCAAATACAGGTAAAAAAAGATGCCGGTGACGGGACCTGGCAACCAAGTGATATCCCAGCACCAAAGTTGATTAGGGCCTGTCGCCGTGTGGGTGGTTTTCGGTTTGGGTTGACGAGATTGGGTCTTCCCTCGATGGGTTGATAACCCTTCTGCCCGCATGAGCCGATAAAAGCTGGCTTCACTGGCAATATACTCACCTTGATCTGCTAATTTAGGCACAATCTGAGAAGGTGGGAGGTCAGCAAACTCCGGTGAATTCAGCGTTTCTCGCATCTGTTGATGAACATTGGGAGGCAGCTTATTAGGCGGCAATGGACGCTGTGCAGTGGTGCGGCCATCCGGTTGTAGCTCACCGCCTTGCTGCCACCGTTGATAAGTGCGCGGGGTTAACCCTAATACTTCACAGGCCTTAAATTGCCGAGCCCCTGCAGTTGTGGCTTCCCCAATTAACTGAACTGTTTGTTGCCTATCCGCATACGACGTTAGGCTTCCTCGTCCGGTCCCCAGATTGACTGAGCTTTTTTTTGAAGGACTAACAGGGCCGCGGCTTCGGCCAGTGCTTTTTCTTTTCGCTTTAGCTCTTTTTCAAGTTGTTGGCACCGCTGCTTTTCCACTTGCAAGCTTTTCTTTAGCTCCTGGGAGGGTTGCTCTGGCTGAATAAATGCCTGTTTCCACTGCTCAACTTGCTCAACATACAACCCTTTTTTTCGGCAATAGGCTGCTAGCTCTGCTTGAGATAAGGCCGCTGTCTCAATGATCACATTAAGCCTTTGTTCTGATGACCAGCTTTGATTTGATGTTTCTTTCGGCATGTTGGCAGATTGACTTCGCACTTTGGTTTTCCAAGTATGCAGGGTTGACTGAGGAATGCCAGTCATTTTGTGTACCACTGGGACTGATTTATTTTCGGGTGGGAGCAATAGCTTTAAGATATTTTCTTTTTGCTGTTTGGTATATTTAGCCATCAGTTATCTGTCGTCATCTCAGTGAATAAAAACGACAACTAGCCTGACAGAGAGGGATACCTAAGTTGTCGTCTTCAATATCGGTACGTTTAACGCCAACGGTACTTTCAAATTGTTTATTCATGATCTGATAACCATGGGCTTCCATGGATTTAATTACCCGATCACCAATCCATTCTCTAAACCCTGGCCATTGCCCTAACCAACCGTAGGTATTGCTAGCGGTGCTGGAGGGAATTACCGTGGCGATTTGTTTGTATTGAGGGGCCGCCATCCCCAAGCCTTTTTGGTAGTTGGCTTTATAGCCGGCAAATAAACTTTTAATTAACTGGGGGGTAATGATGGCCATTCATCGATTTCCTTTTTAGCAATAACAGTGCAGCGAACAACAAGCGTTAAATCAGGTTATTTATTGGATTTAAATTCTTCTTCCGTTAGCCCTAAAAATTGGCAAGCGGCTTTATCTTCAGCAGACAGTTGGTCACTGGAACCCTGTGGCGGTTTATCGAAATTATCAACCTCCTTCACCACTTTTGGGGCTTGCTGGATAAATTGTTTAAATAACTCCAGCCCTTTTTCCTGGCGGCAACAGCTTTTATGGTATTCCACGCTGGCAGGGGTAATCACCCCGTCTTTTAATGCCTTATCGATCAGCGTTTCTATCTCAGCATTCAGGGCTTTTTCCTGCTGTTTTTTAATTTCCAGCTCGGCGCTTTGGGCGCGGTTAATCGCTTTATCGTAATCTGAGCGTGGCACAAATTTATTCAGGTCTGGCGTTTGTTGTTGGTTGACCGCCTTCTGCTCATTGGCCTTCAGTTGGTTAATGGCATTAATGGCCTGCTCGACAGTCGCGCCAGGCGCCAGGCCCAACGCGGCGAGTAGTGCTTCATCCATAGGTGATTCCTCTTGTGTCTGGCGCTGATTCAGTGCTTTTAATTCCAGATTGGGTTTATTGGTGAGGCCAACCGAAGTTAGCCGGGAAATACGACGGGTGTCTTTTTCAAAATAAAAAACCGGCGAGAGGTACCGATACTGCTTACTGGTGACTAGCGCGTCCCCCTCCCGGTTCCAGGCGACTAAACCCCAGATACTACCGCCGTCACGGGTCTCTAACTGCTTGACCCAGGCCACTGCAGGGGCCGGTTCGCCTTTTGGTGCTTTGTGCTCAGTGGCGTGCTCAATATCAATGGGTAACTCGACCCCACTACTGTTAAAGGCACGCACGATCGCTTGGGGGTTATCATTGAGCCAGGCCCGGCCATCACGGCCAACGACATCAACGCCAGCCGGAATTAATTGCACCCACTGCGGGGCTTGGCTGGCTTCGATGGCCTGGAGAATGGGGTTTAACTCGGTGTTAAGTGCAATGGTTTGATTGTTCATGCCCGCAGGGTAATGCGGGCGGAAGGCAGGTGTTAGGGGAAATTATTTTTCTTCTGTTTTTATAAAACTAATTCGCTTTAATACAGGAATAAGCAAGAGTGAAAGTACAACCCAAGGTGCTCCCATGAGCAGCTCTAGACCTAATACATACATAATAAAGCGTATAGATTGCATATTAAAAAGAACTTCTAAGCTCCCCGTCATTAATATAAAAATGGGTAAATAGAGTAAAGTGAAAACAATCACTACGACTGGAAACAAACACACTGAATTGAATGACTGCTTATTCGTAAGGTCCTTCAAGTTACTCCAACAGAGAATGAGGGCAATTAAGAAAGGAATAGCCAAGTAAACCAAGCCTATTAAATTCAGGAAAAAATAACCCTGAACATCTTCAATCCAGGAAGGATTAATTACCAGTTCTATTAAAAATGTCATTGCCCAAACCAGAAGTGGCCCAATAACAGGCATCAACAAAGTCAGTTTTAAATAACTCTTGTACTGCACAGAAACATTCACCTAATAACAAAGGAAACAGCCCCATTACGGGGCCTAAGTTCAGACGATTATCTCATATTTGGCAATGGTAAGCTAAGCCACCGACAAAAGCTGCTCTGACAACTTAACCAACCCCTTTGGCGTCACTTTTACCTGCTCCACCGTCTTTTCACTGCCATCAGATCGGCTTACCACGGTGACTTTATGCTCTAGCAACCCCCGCTGAATTTTATCCTGGTAAGCCGTCCAGCTACTGCCAGGCCGTCGATATATCCATTTATTGGCGGATAACCAATGGAATAAATCTTTTGGTCTCACTTGCAAGTCTTTTGCAGCATTTGTAATACACAGAGCACCATCGGATGTCGCAATACGGTGATAGGCGTCAGCTTGCGGTTTCATAACTTCAATTTGCCGGTTTTGCTCTTGAATCTTTTCCATGGACTGAGCCAAGATACCCGCAATCTGCTGTGGATTGGACCAATCAATTTGAGTAAGTCCGTAACTGCCCGTTTGTCGAATACTGGGTAGTACTTCCCCGACAACCCACTCTTCAAACTTTTGGGCCTCTGGCAATTTCGAGCGCATAATGAGCCTGTAAACATCACGCTCAGGGATCACAATTGTCTGCGAATCAAGGGTGAACGATTTGTTCACCCCTATGGAAGATGCAGCCTTGCAGTGATCTCGTACCGCTTTTTGTGGGTTGGTATAACCCAATAAGCCAGCAACATCTTTTGCCACAAACCAAGGCTCACCACCACGCTCAATTACCCGCACTTGACTATTGTTAAAATTAAATCGAACTAATTCCATGATACGTCCTCCACTTTACTGCAGTTTGCACGCTTCATTTCTTCTTTAATCATGGTTCTCAATTGCCCGGTTACCGTGCGATTATTCTCTTCAGCATATTTTTTTAACCATTCCAAAACGGCTGGTTCCAATCGTAAATTAAATGTCCGATGATCAAGGGCCATCTCAAACACACCTCTCTGTTGCTGATAAGGAACATTTGTAGTGTATGGGGGAAATCATCAGTGAATTAGGGGCAATTTTTTTCGCAGGAAATAACTTTTCTCTTTGGAAACTTATTAAATAATTATTCCGACCAATGGGTCATACTAAATCAATTAGCGGCAGGCTTGCTTTTACTTTAATTCATTTTAATTATTCTTAAAATTCATTCCATATTTAGAAAAACCTTCACTTAGTACGAAAGTCGTATTTTTTTTCGTTTACCCCTTCCATTTATTGCAGAAATATTTCATGATCACGGTTCGCAAATGGTTATACATTAGGAGCAAGCGATGTACAGGGAGATGATGAATCTACCAGGAGTATTCGCTTTTGCTAAAGACCGTCATGGAAAGTATACCTACGCATCGGAAGCCTATGCAGAAGCAGCCAATATGGACTCCCCACAACAATTAATTGGGTTAACTGACTTTGATATGCCTTGGTGTCAGCAGGCATCTGAACTACTAGCTGACGATAAGCGCGTGCTATCTGGCCACCTAATCAAAGGGCAAAGAGAAATCATCACGATAAATGACCGTATAGTCACCGTTATTACATCAAAGAAATTTGATGAAAAAAACCAGTGTATTTTAGGTATTTCTCACGAAATTATAAATGCCGAGCTTGGTCAGTTTACAATTGATACAGAAAAGCAAGTAGTTAAGTTAGGTCCTGCTTACAATAATATTCAGCTCAAGCGAGCACAGTTAGAAACACTCAAGCTAATTTGCACTTCTCGCAACAGCGAGGAGCTTGCCAATAAACTAGGATTAACGATTAAAGGAGCAGAGCATCGTATTAAAGCATTAAAAGCAAAATTTAATTGTGAGAAAAAAGCTGATTTGATTTCACTTTGTATGAAAAACAATCTATCTCAATTACTATCACAATCCATTAACTGGTAAAAAGTTGCAAAACTAGGGTTTTACCCTAGTTTTTTTAAAAAATAAATCAGTTATAGTCATATCCTCATTCTAATTAATAAGAGGGACACAATCCCTCGCAGTGTAAGCGCGTGTACCAACGCCAAAGGGATGATTATGGCTGTACGATATCTTTATTATAAAGTTACTAATAATGAAGCAATAAAAATTGGGATAGTCAAAAATTCAACTGTGATTATAGATACAGAATCATTACCTAATAATGGAGAATTAGGCTTATTCAAAGATGACAACAGAAATATTATAATTTCAACGAATAAATGTAAGCTCAAACCATTAGGTAAAGTAGTCCTTATAGGAAATGAGGTTAACTCATCATGAATCAACCAAATACCGCCTGAAACTCTTTCTCTTTTTCCTGAGCATACTTTTTCAACCACTGCGAACGTGACTGGCCTGGGTTATAATTCCAGCCTGGATCAATTCCTTCCGGGACCATTTCAGTGCGTCCAGTGTATTGGTTCGTCCAACGTACGGGATTAATTTCAGGTAACGGTGAAAGTCCTCGCCGGGTTGCTTCACGCTTGGTGACTTGCCTTACACGACACTTGCAGCCCCAACCGTTCGGTGGGAAATGGGTATTCCAAAACACATCGTCTATCGGTAAAACCAAACCTGCCCAGCGTTCATGTTGAAGCCGGTGCTCTTTGGATGGTCCCAAGCTATACAACAAATAAGGCATAACTTTTTTTGTGCGCTGCATTCGTGCCCATTGGCCAGCCGCACGGGATACTCGCATATTGGTGTCGTAAATGATTTTCAATCGCCTGGGGGACCCTAGTTCGACTCGTGTGCCATCCGGCTGGATTTTAATACCTACCCAACCTCGCCTTTGTAAAAAAGGCATTAATTCTTTTTGGAAAGTTTCAAACGGTATTCCTTCAGTCAAGGCTTTATCCACAGCGGCTTTAATCTCTAACAACACATCCTGGCACATGGCCTTAGATACCGTAAAAGCATGGGTATGTTCAGCTTTCCATACCTCACGATAATCCCAACTGATTTTAATCCCTTTATCCCGAAAATAGCTCAGCGCTTCGCTGAGTGTTTTATTGTCACTGTCTTGTTTATCACCCGTTTTCTGTTCACGATTAAACGCAAAATGCATTAGCTGTCATCCTCTACCCCGAGGCCATAGGCCATCAATCCCGCCTTCGCTAAGCTCTCCGTGAGTTGGCTACGATCCATTTTTGTTAATAACGCAGGTAACACTTGTTGTACTTCCTCATAACTTTTAGCTTGGTTTATCGCTTTTAACACCGGATCCATGATGGGCTGTAATTGGGGCTGCCAGTTATTGAGTAATTGTTTTTCCAGTTCTTCTATTTCATCCGACTGCTGATTATTCAACGCCTGACAATGGTGACAACCCTGTTGCTGATTATTCGCTTTGTCTTGGGGTTGCTTGCCTGGTGTTTCTTTTTCAGGTGGTTGGGTAACGGCTTGTAATAAATCCTCCCCTTCCTGGGGTTCTGACAAGCCCAGTTTTCTTAATACTTCCTGCTGTGAGACTTTTAATCCCAAGGGCACTAACTTGGCTAGATTATCCGCCAGAAATTCGGTGTTGTAGGTTTCAGGTAAATTAAGACTGATGCGCGGGTACTCTTTCTGTACCCCATAATTTAAATCGATATACGGCTTAATTAAATCCCGGTTAAGGGTAGCCGCTAATTGTTTAGCATCGGCGTCAATAATATCCTGGCGCACTTCATCGTGCACCTGCGCTTGGGCATGGCTGCTACCATCATCGGCGGTCATGGTCTGGCCGAGTACCGCTTTCGATACCTGACGATCAATCCACTCCACCAGTCGGGCAAAGGCATCGGAACCACTGGCCGCATAGGTGACCTGCACAAACTCGATTTCCATACTCCGTGGTAAAATAGCGGCAGCATCACTGCCTATTTCATACACAGCCCGTCGTAGGATTTCTTCCTGCTTGTCATCAATTTCACCGTCGTAATACCCCACCCGCAACGGGACACCATAAATTTCTAAAAAAGCCATCCAGTCCTTGAGACCGTACATTTTGCATAGGTAAGAAAAGGCCACCAATCGAGCTAATCCCCCTCTGAGGGTTAACCCGGATTTTAATCTGGGTCGATGGACAATAAATTTATAGGGTGGAATTGCCAGCCCTTGATCAGAATGCGCGTCATCAATAATCCGCAACTCTTCTGGATTATCCTGCAAAAATTTAAAATAACGGGGATCTCGCCATTGATAGGCGACCGGTTTCCAAACGCTACCCGATTGATCCCAGATAATTTCATTGACACTAAACCCTTTACCAATCGCATCCAGGGCATTATTCATCATGTCCGCAAACTCTGGTGTATCAACCAGCTGTTGTATTTCTTCTGTGAATCGATTTTCAGTGCTGTGCTCCACGCTAATATCCAGGCTACACACGGCAAATTTCCGGGTACGTAATACACTGGCGTAATGAGGCTCACGCTCTTCCATTTCTTCTGCCAGGGTTAAATAGGCTTGCATATCCCCTTCCGCCGCTTCCTGTAATACCGAGGCTAATTTACCGGGGGTTAAACCACTGGCTACCGATTCCATCGCAAACGGATTACGGACTGCTGATGGGCCAACAATTTCACGGGCGAGGTTTTGCTTGTTGGTGGTTTTGTTTTTTTCAGCCATTACCAGGCTCCTTTCTTGCGTTTAAATTCAGTACCACACCCTTTCACTGGCTTATACTCAAACTGTTGTTTATGGTCATTGACCCATTTCAGGAACTGGCTTGTACTATCCACCTGGTCGTCATGTTCGGATAGGGGAAATACAAAGATTTCCCGTTCATAATCCACCAGCCAACTGTCGGATTCGGGTAAAAACACTTTACCGGCTTCAATGGTGGCACTCTGGCTACTCATGCGGGTGAGTTTGTCGCCTTCGGGTTCAATGGCAATAATGGGTAAACTCGTTGTTAATCGCAGCTCTTGAATGAGGGATTGGCCGCTGGCTTTATCTTCGATTAATACGGCATGTGCGCCCCATTTAGCAGCCATAGCTTTTACCGCAGTTTTTAAATGGGGATATTCCACTCGCTCTCGCCAGACATCTACCAGGTAATAACCAAATTTGGTTTCCATCCATACGGTACACACAGACGGGTCATTAATTTGGTCAGGTTTATAGGCGGTATCCCAGCTGTGAATAATGCGTAGTGGATTGGCGGGCAACGCTTTATAGCGTTTAATCCAGGCCCGTTTAATGATGCCACCTTCTGCTGGGGCGGGTCGTTGTTGATAAAGGGCATCCCAGTTACGACTACCCTGGCTCGTGCGTTCCTGTTGCCAATGTTTAGGGCTAAACCAATCCGTCCATAAATACTCGCCAATTTGTCTACCTAGCGGATCATCCTCGCGCTCACATTGCGCTTGAAGACAGATGACGTACCACTCTTCCCCATCTCGGGCATTGACCCAACCCGATTGACCTTCATAGCCTAGCGGTAATATACGACCGGATAAGTCATCCTCATGCCAACGGGTTTGGATAATGATAATCCAGCCAGACGGCTTCAGTCGGGTACGTAGATCGGTTAAATAAGCATCCCAGGTTTTATCCCGAATGGTTTCACTTTCCGCCTGTTCAAAGCCTTTGACTGGATCATCGATGATTAACCCATCGGCCCGGTTGCCAGTAATCCCGGATAAAATCCCACCCGCCATATAGGTCGCTCCATTGGATAACGACCAGTTATCTACCGCTTGGTTATCCTGATTTAATTCGGCATGAAAGAGGGTTTTAAATTGTTCACTGCGGGTAATCGCCCGGCATTTACGGCCAAATTTTTTGGCGAGGTCACTGCCATAGGAGGTGGAAATAATATTTTTTCTAGGATTACGGCCCATAAACCAGGTGGGGAATACCACACTGGCATAAGTGGATTTAGCCGAGCCGGGGGGCATAAACAACATTACCCGTTTAATGCTGCCCTGCTCCACTTGCTCTAACGTGCGGTTAATTAATTGATGGTGCTCGGCAGGTTCAACCGTATCCGGGTAAAATAATTCACAATCAGCCGACTCAGATAACGGCACACCGGGAATGTCAATAAAACGACAATAGGCGTCTAATGAGTTGGCCGCCCGTATCGCTAATTTCTTTTCCAACAGGGCTAAAAGCTTTAATTTATCTGCCATGGTCATGACAGTTTTTTCGTTAATTCCGCTATGCGCTTATCAAGTTCAACTTCCGACAGGTTTTGGTTTTTGATGGTGCCGCTGTGTTCGACTTTATCAATAAAAATCCCATGACGCCGGCCCAATAATTCCAGGGCTTTTAATTTGTCGTAGAGTTTGACTTTAACCCCATGAGCGGTTTGGGATATTTCCTGGATGGTAGCCGTGACTTCTGGGGATAAGGTATCTGAGTCTTTTAATCGTATTGATTGGCAAGCTATGGCCGCTGAATGATTTGGCTCATCCTCATTGGATTCCAGGATGGTTTCATGCCAGTCAATCACATCGGTAATATGGCTAAAGGCAATTTTGGCGAGTTCTTTTTCGATGCGATCAGCGGATACTTCTAATCGATCACCACGATTAACTTGCTCTGCTTGAATGGCTTTTTGCACCTTAGCATAGGTTAACAGTCGTGCACCTTGCTCTGTGGCCGTCTTAGCACTATACCCCGCCCGTATTGCTGCCTGAGTGGCATTTAAATCCACCAGGTATTCTTTAACAAACATGGCTTGCTTCGGGGTTAGCTTACCGGACATTACTTGGCCCGTCCTCCGAACTTCTCAGCGGTTCTCAGCGCACCTAAACCTAATAGGGCCATGACTAGCTCCGTCATCACATCAAACGGCAGTTGTGGTCCTGGCTCGCCAGAGGCCCATTGCAAAATAGGATTAATCAGAAAGGTAAAGGTTAATCCCAAGCCACAAACCCAACCAATAAACGGACGCCAACCCGCCACAAATAAACTACGATGTTGCGCCTCTACCTTGTTCAGCTCAATTTGCAGTAAGCGCGGCTGCTGTCGTATACGGGATAATAAAATCTCCGCCTGGGCACGTTCAGAATCGCTGGTGGTGACTTTATCCAGTACATTACCAATCGCTTCGATGGGTTCAGCTAAACCACTGCCAATTAATTTACTCCACCAGCTCATGGTTGTTCCCGCCGTCGATCCAGGTGGGCGGCAATATCCGTATAGATCCGCACCAGCACACCAATCACACCGGCAATAATACCCAGTGCACTGAGCCACTCCATCGTGTTCCACTGTTCAATGGTCACCGAACCAATCACCGTGGCAGAACCCACCACATAACTGACAACACCTGATTTATCCATCATCACTTCCCTCGACTAACTCAAAATGAACCAGATCATTAAAACGCTGGTCACTCACTTGATGGTTACGATTCCAATCCCCACCCCAACGCAAGCGGTGTTTTATACGCCCTTCTTTAAACAACTTAATTGCTGTTCCTACCACTAACCCGCCAAAATAATAAAACCGACTGTAGTCCTCCCAATTAATTGGATAAGGGGCCACGTCTACAGCAAACGCTGGCAGTCGATTATGTTGACTGTGGGGAAATGCCAGCTTAGAACGGCCAGCCGCAAAGGCTGCATCCTGATCTTGCTGATTACGGTGGCCAATTAAAATACTGCAATCACAGTCTTTAATGACTTCACTGAATAAAACTTGAAGGTCTTCGTGGCAGGTGGCTAATCGCTCTAACGACGTAAGGCTAAATTTAGGCATAAACTCCTCAAAATCTGGTTGGGGATAGTGAGGAGTTTTAAAAGTTTAGGTGGAGTTGGTTAGGGGAAGTCCTTCATTCATCGTAAGCACTTTCTTCGTAGTAAGTTTTGAGTTCATCACATTGAATCCATTTGTTTTTATCCAAACCTTTAAGTAAAGAGTAATTTTCTATATAGTTCTTAAAACTTTTTTTATAAACATAGCCATAGTAACATAAAACTAATTTTTCACTCATTGACATTTGCCCTTGCAAAAATTTTATATAATTCAAGCCACCAACATTTTGAGTATCAACAAACTCAACAATATTCTCATAAGAGGAAAAATAAGAGCAGAATTCTACGTTAAGGTCAAAAAAAGTTTTTTCAATATTAATAAACAGATCTCCTTCTTCCTTAAAATTTTTATTAATTTTATTTACAAACCACTCAAAACTACTTCTACCCTTTTTAAAGTCCTTGCCCTGCTGATTTTGCATATTCAAACTATCAACCACTTCATTATGAAATGATAACAACCTAAAAAAAGTATCCTCAAAATTTTGTTTGGTTAGAGTTTTAGTCTGCATTTCCATTTGCTCTTTTTGCCCTTTCAACTCATCCCTTGTTAACTTTAACTCTTCTTGCTGTAGTTCAAGATCTGCTCTTTGAAGAATAAGGGTATAAATAATCACAGCAAATGCAAAACCAGAAAACAAAGCATTCAAACCACCAAACTGATCACCAAATATTCCCCTATCACTAGCGTCACCAAAGTTATCATCAATACCATATTCCACTGACACCCAATAAATTATCCAAAAAATAACCACAACAAATAACCACAATATTAAATATTTATATTTTTCCCACAGATTGCGTAGTTTATTTTTGCATTTATCTTCCATTGCACTATTATCCATCTGCTATCCATACACTGAGGAACCCAATATGCGACAACTGACTATACTACTCCTGACTCTGCTACCCTCATTAACTTTAGCACTTGATGGAAAGGTAATAAGCATTTCAGACGGAGACACCCTAACACTACTTACTACCAGCAGAGAGCAAGTCAAAATACGACTAGCAGAAATTGATACCCCAGAGAAAGCCCAACCATATGGCCAGAAGGCAAAACAAGCCTTGTCAAATATGGTGTTTCAAAAAAATGTCAAAGCAGAAATTCAGACCAAAGACAAATACGGCAGGAGTATTGCGCATATATACCTGGGTGAAACTTGGATCAATGCAGAACTCGTAAAACAAGGGGCTGCCTGGGTATACGACCATTACAGTGATAGTAAAGAGCTAAAACAATATGAGTCAGAGGCCAAAGCAGAAAAACGGGGAATATGGACCTTACCAACTGCTCAACAAGTACCACCTTGGGAATGGCGTCGCAATAAAAAGGCCACAGCCCAAGCGAAATCCAAACCTGATTATAAGCATGCATTTGCTTGTGGAAATAAAAAATACTGTAAGCAGATGACATCTTGTGAGGAAGCAAAGTTCTATCTTAATCAGTGCAATTTATTTAGGCTAGATAGGGATAAGGATGGCGTTCCTTGTGAAAGTTTGTGTCGATAATTGAAAAGCCAGCAATTGCTGGCTTTTACTCAAAAATAAAATGACAATCAAATATTAATTAACCTTATACGGTAAAAACTTATTCTGGGCAGTCTTTTTCATCATTTCCAACAAACCAAACAGAATTTGTTTTGCTGTAGGATAAACCCCTTCTCTCTCATAAAAGCTATTAATAATTTTTTCGATATTTTCCCTATTATAAAACTCTTCATCGTCACCAAACTCATCCATATCTTTAAAGAAGTCGTATGATTTAATTTCCTGATCATAAACCAGCTGATTTTCAATGGAAGATCTAATTTTATTTAGAGATTCTATAGCTTGTTTATAGTAATACTGCCGTTGTAGCAAAATAATTTTTTGTATTTGTTCAGTATTCAAATTAGCTTCTTGACTAATTTCTATAAACTCGATAAACGTGATTTTTTCTTCTGCTAACAACCTCGCAACCTGCTCTACATCAATGTAATTCATTATTATTTACTCCTAACTGTAGCAATCAATATAGTTGAATATTTTCACATCAATTGCAAGGTAGTTTGCACCGGCTCCATCCCCACCTCGTCCTCAGCTCCCTCATCCCTCAAAATATTCAACGCCTGTCGTCTGCATATCCCATACTTAGCCGCGAGCCAATCAACCCGAGAACACCCACCACCTGACTTTATCTTGTGATAGTCCCGTTTGATTAAGTCATTACGCACCTGCTTAAACTGCTGCTTTGATGGCAGCTCGATATGATCCCCTTGAAAGTAATCACTGAGCTGTTCGGCTGCCTCAAAACCAATAAGGGAGACTAGAATATGTTCATCCGTCATTCGGTGTGGAATATATAACCGTGCACCTCCCAGGTTTTGTCCTAGTTTCAATGTGGCTTCAGGGCCTATGATTTCGGCAAGTTCGTGTAACAGGTTCATTGTATCCCCCTTGACTGAAATACATCACTAGGCGGCTTGCTGGGTACGGGCAAGTAACAACTGAATAGCCTTAATTGCTCGTCCACTGGTGATTAACTCATCGTTACAACGATAAACATGCCAGCCCAGAATCATCGCTTCATGATATTTTTCCATGTCGCTAGCAAAGCCCTTACCTCGATTATGGCGACCATTAACCCAGCCACCACCTTCCACCTCCACTGCTATTTTTTGATCAACCCAGGCAAAGTCAAAACGCCACCGTCTAACAGGATGAAAGCGGTATTCTCGTGTTGGTTGTGGTATGCCATAACAACGAATATGTAGATCCAACGTTGATTCCAATTGACTCATATCAACCCCTAGTCTTTTTTATCACTTACATGGTCGTTCGTTACTAGCAAAATAAACTACATTTGCTGTATTGTTTAACCCGCTCGTGAAGACACTTACAACGCAATTGTTATGCATTGCCTCGGCTGCACTTCCTTTCTTTTGCATCCGTACTTTTGAGGCAATGCTTTTTTTATTTTCTACCCAACATCTGATAAATCGCACTCATCGCTTCCCGCGGATCATTTAGTTGATCAAGCCCCTGTTCCTGTAAATACTTCTGTTGCTGTGTATCGTGATAGGCTTTATTTTTTTCTGCGATCGATTTTGGTATTTCATCGGTCAGCGCCTTAGGTACGTCTTGTAGTGCTTCTCCTGCCATCACTTGCTGACAAGCCAAGTTATAATTTCGCTCAAAAAGTGGAAAAATATTCCGTTCAGACATGGATTTTAATTCGAAAAATCCCGTGTTTCTGGCAGCTGAGTATACCGCTGGATGACTCCAATTGAGTTGGCCAGGACTAAAATCATGTGCTTTTCGGCAAGCTTCTCGATAGGCTAAGGCTGCGCTGGGTAAACCAAAGTCTTCAGGATCACCTTTGCACCAGTTAACAAACACGCCAACACTCGGCACAAAATTTTTATTGATACCGCGCGCTTTGTTTAATCCAATTCTGACCTGTTCTACGCGGTTAATCCCATGAGTAATAAACCCTTTGGTCCAATTGCGTTTAGCGCTGGCTAAGACTTCAGGATCCGCATAGGTTTGTTTCCAAGCGGAAAATATACCGACCAGCTCTCGAAAAATTAAATTAACCAGTTGAGCGGCATGCTCAGAAACATCCTGAGAGTTTGGCTCTGGCTGCTGAGTATTGGGTTGATTAAAATTAATACCCGAAATTATTTCGCCTGGTTTTTTCATCGTCAAATCCTCACAGTCCTAGGTTAAACCGCCAGCTGGTATCATCCCAGTCCATTTCTCCAGCCTTGGAGCGGGTTGCAGATTGCGTTTGTTTTTCAGCCGCGAATTTCTCAGCGTTTCGCATCCAGTTGCGCCAAGCCGACGCCCAGCACTTGAACGTGGAACCTTTGGCTCGGTGGTAATCCAAGAATTTCTCGGTTTCGATCACGAGATCAACCTGGATAAATTTTTCGCTAGCCCACTGAACCAGCTCGGGAGTCAACTGGAATTTTTCTGGCGCTGGGGTGGCTCGCTTCGCTGGCGATCGAGATCGTGATTTCGAAGTCGGGTTGGTTGGGTTTTCCCCCTCGGGGGGGACCATAGGGGGGTTATTGTTTTTTGGTATAGTGTTTTTTGTCTTTTGTGTCTGGCGGATTTCTGCTAGTTTTTGTGGCCGATTTCCGCTAGTCGAGTAGCCGTTTTCTGCTAGTTTTTCGTTTTCATTTGTAGCCGTTTTCGGCCACTTTTGTAGCGGATTTCCGCTAGTTTTTTGGCCGGTTTCTGCTAGTTTTGACGTTTCATGAGTAGCCGATTTCTGCCAGTTTTGTGGCCGTTTTCTGCTAGTTTTAACTGCCTTAGGTTTTTGGTAAACCCACTCAGATGTCACTAAATTGATACCCTTATTTCTCCCTTTCGTTAATAAAATGTTTCTCGTTTTTAATACCCGCAAGTCTGCATAGATATGTGAAATATCCCCCTCATAATGAATTAACTCAGCAATTTGTTGAGGCGCAATCCAATCCACTTCAAGATTGAAACCTATGGTTTTTCGGGTAACGGCCATCAGGATTCGAAACTGGCGACCACTAATATCTAAGCGCGAAATTGCTTCTATTAACTCATTTGCAATTCGCATGTATCCGTTATTAATATCCACTTTGACCGACTCCCCCTGCTTCCTAAACTCCGGTTTTTCACCACTAGGAAAAGCAAAAACTTTGCATGATTCTGAAATCTCAGTCATACTTATATCTCCAACACTAAAATTAAAAGCTGCTTTTCTGGATATGCTCAGCTGGATTAGCAGCTTTTTTCTTTCTTTAGTGAAATAAACGGGTAATTCGTTTCTAATGCTTCAACAGCTGCCTGTGTGGTTGCGGCTGATTCTTTTAATTCCCGATGGGCATTTTTTACAGCCTCTTCTGTTGGGCAATCACCCAACTCAATCACCGATAACTGAGCCTCCATATTTTCTTTGGTTAAACGAGCTGCCATGGTTTGGCTGCAAATACCTTCACTACTGGATTGTTTAACCCCGATATAAACACCAGCAACATCGTATACTTCGTTTAAATAAGCCATGCGTAAATCGAGAGGCATTGTGGCCACTATGGCGGCTTCGACAAAAAATAGTTTACTGGGTGAAGGTTTTACTTCGTCATAATCACCCAACCAGCGAAAAATCTTTTGTGCATTAATCCTTAAGTCTTTTGTTAAATTGCGTGTTTGACTGAATTGAATATTTTCTCGCTCTAACACTTCGAGATAACCATATTCCTTTAAAAATGTGATTACTTCTTCAGCAATTCCCTGGCGAGATACCTTAGGATATTCCAACCAACGACTGATATACCTATTTAATAGGTGTACTCGATGTTTCCGATCGCAGTGGTACATGAGATACCTCCACACATGTAGTATTGTTAGTAGCCTGGTTTGGTATTTTTCTTGCCTTTAACTTACCTTGAGTGAGGTGCTCAAGTTGGAAGGCGCGAAGTGGTGGAACAAACTCTCTCCATTGTGTTATTGCTGAGGGCTTAATACCCAAAGCCTTAGCCAGATTTGAGGCAGTTCCAAAATAATTAATTGCATCAACCTTTCTCATACTCATCCTTGTTTGTGGTGTTTACACAATCACGATTGAAGCAAACTTAATTACTAAAATCAAGCAAACTTTATATTTGATATGTTAAGCTAACTTAAAAACCCGTTGAGAGATAAGCTATGACTAGCTTTGGCGAAAGGCTAAAAGCACGAAGAAAAGAGTTAGAAATGACTCAAAACGCACTGGGCAAAGAAGTGGGTGTATCTGGTGCAGCTATAAGTCAGCTTGAAAAAGGAGATACCAAAGGCTCTAAAGGAGAGAACCTATTTGCATTGGCTAGAGCTTTGCAGTGCAGTCCAGAGTGGCTTCTGACTGGTAATGAGCAACTAACACCAGAAAAACCAATGGTGATACCTGGACCACCAGTAACAGGTGTTTATCCACTTATCTCATGGGAGCAGCTTAATGAAGCTGGCTCAATTAAAAAGTTACCTATTGACGGTGCGCCCACTTACCCATCAATTACTCCATGCAGTGAAAGTACATTCATCTTGCCAGTCTCAGGTATCAGCATGGCTCCTAAGTTTGATGAAGGAGAGATGATTTACGTAGATCCAGAGAAACCTTTTAAAAATGGATCTTATGTAGTGGCAAAAGCGTCAGGTGAAGCTGTTCTTAGACAACTTATACAAGAAGGGACAAGGCTATTTCTTAAACCAGCTAACCCCAACTGGCCTGAACAGCTCATTGAAATTGATGCGCCAGATATCTTTGGTGTTGTTATTTCATCTGTCACCCTAGTTTAACAACCCTTTCACTTAAGTTTGATTAAGGCTCACAGCTCTGTGAGCTTAACTTTCCTCGAACAAAAATAAAGTTTTCTTCAAATCCCCTCTTGACTACAAATTAAAGTTAACTTAAATTTATATCTAAAGAAGTTAAGAATACTTTATCTTCTCTATCCATTGAGAGGGATCACCTCATGCGCAGAAAGAAACACAGCAGGCGTACGACCTTCACAGTATCTATACACATGGCAACCCCCAACCGGGCAGCTACCAATAAAGACCGATTAAATGCTTACAAAAAACGGCAGGAAAAATATTGGCAAACTTATAGAACTTCAGGTCAGCCAATTAAATTCCCGCTACCGATAATAAAAATATAAGGAGAATATTATGCAATGCCGCGTTATGGCGGACTTAGACCGCTATTACCGAAAAGAGGAACAACTGGAAAAAGCCTTTTTAGCCAAAGAAATTGATATTAAACAAACGGCAAAAGAATTATTAAACGATACTCCAGTCACCCTTTTCGATCAAACCTGGACATTTGATGATGTGTATGACCATGCCGCTGATACAAATCAATTTACTGACATTACTAAACAAATGGCATGCCATACCAATAACCCAAAAGAATTAAATAAAGTACTCAATCAATACCGCCAATTATTAATTGAATCAGCTTTCGAACTGGCATGTGTTATTCATGGAGAAGATTAAAATGGATATTGACGCAAAAATTCATGACGAATATGTCACGGCCCTGGCAGCACAGCATAATGTAGTTGAAATGTCAGAAGAAGAAGCCTGGCACTTTAATCGTCGGATGGGTATGGGTGGTTCAGATATCGGTGCTATTTTAGGGTTAAATCCCTATAAAACCCCACTGCAAGTATGGAAGGAAAAAGTTGGCGAAGCAGGTCCCGATCAAGCAGGTGAGGCTGCTTATTGGGGAACTCAACTAGAACCGGTGGTTGCCCAGGAATATACCAAGCGTACAGGCCATAAAGTACAACGGATCAATCGTATCATTCACCATGCAGACATGCCCTGGATGGCTGCCAATATTGACCGAATTATTTGGCAAAATGGTAAAGCACCGGTCGTTAAAAATGAAATTCGCTCCAAACATTTATTAGAGTGCAAAACTGCGAGTCCTTTTGCTAAAGAATGGGGGGAAGAAAACACCGACGAAATTCCCCACTCTTATTGGCTGCAATGCACTTGGTATCTGGCTGTCTTAAATGCTGATATTTGTGATGTGGCATTATTAAAGGGCGGTCAACAATATTTGCAATACCGGGTTGAGCGTAACCAACAAGTCGAAACCATGATGATCAAACGCGCTCGCCAATTCTGGTTTGATCATGTCATTGCGGGTGTACCCCCTGAACCAACGGCCTTAAATGAAGTGAATGAATTTTTCAAAAAGGATAATGGCCAATCGATTTTAGCTGACCGCGAAACGCAAGTGTCTATTGAAAAATTAAAAGAACTGAAAAGTAAAATTAAGGCTCTCGAAAAACTAGCCGACGTACACGAAACCAAAATAAAAAAATGCCTGGGTGAAGCCGCTATTTTAATTGATAACCACGGTTCTAAATTGGCTACTTGGAAATTGCAAAACGCCAGCCGATTCGATGGCAAAGGTTTTAAAGCAACCCATCCAACACTCGCGAAAAAATTTACTAAAACAAGCGAAAGCCGGGTATTTCGCCTTTAACAAAAGCCCCTCATAACTAGGGTTAAAACAGGAAACGCCACACCGCCAAAGGACAAGACGATGAGTAGAAGCCAACAAATTGCCCAAGCACTTAACCAGCAACCCATAAGCCAAGTTCCCAATAAAAAGCCATTACCTACCACTATTGATGGCATGTTGAAAGACAAGCGGTTTCTCAATCAAATTCAGGCGGCTTTACCTAAGCACATGACACCCGAGCGGATGTCCCGGATTGCCTTGACTGAAATTCGTAAAAATAAAATGCTGGGTGAATGTGATCCCCTTTCCTTATTCGGTGCCATTGTGCAATCGGCTCAACTGGGTTTAGAGGTCGGTTCAGGATTAGGCCACTCCTACCTTATACCCTTTCGCAATCGTCGTGAAAATCGCGTGGATGTACAGTTTATTGTCGGCTATCGCGGTATGATCGACCTAGCCCGTCGCTCAGGCCAGATTATTTCCTTACAAGCGCATGCGGTGTATGAAGGTGACGAATTTGATTTTGCTTATGGTCTGGAAGAACGCCTGCACCATGTACCCACCAGTGACACCCTAAATCGCGGTAGCATGCTGGGTGTTTATGCCCTGGCCAAATTAAAAGACGGCGGCCACCAGATTGAGGTGATGTGGAAGCCTGAAGTAGACGAAGTCCGTCGTCAATCCAAAGCCGCTGACTCTGGTCCCTGGAAAACCCACTATGAAGAAATGGCCAAGAAAACCGTCATCCGTCGTTTATTTAAATACCTGCCTGTTAGTGTCGAAATGCAAAAAGCAGTGACCTTGGAAGAGCAAGCCCATAGCGGTGAAAGCCAAGACCATCAAACCATGTTTGATGAGGTCAATGTTTTCGAAGGTGAATTTAGCAACGAGACTGAAGATAAAAAGGAATTTGTGGATACTGAAACCGGGGAAGTTGTAAATCAATAATATAAAACAAGATCTGCTTTAGTTCCCTCCTTAAACAATTTTAGGACTAAACAAATAATGAATGATAATACACCTTTTAGCAGAACCGTTGCAGAGCTAAGCAAAGGCTGTCTGGATGCAGAATTAACTGAGAAAATAACCAAAGTGGTTAAAGCTGTTAGAAAAACCAAAAAGACAGGTTCAGTTACCTTACAGTTAAAAATAAATATGCTTAATACTGAGGATGAAGATCCTGTAAAAATCACACCGGCGATCAAATTGGTAGTACCTGAAGAAGATCCGATGCAAGATGTTTTATGGTCCACAGAAGATGGTGATTTACTTAAAAATGACCCTGACCAACGTGAATTAGATCTACAAACTATAGAGTCACGAATGTTTAAGCGATTAAATTAATTATGTATTTGTTTAGCAGTTTGCAGTCGCTAAACCCTTTCAATAGCTTCAAAACTAAGGACAGGAAAATGAGCCTCAATACAATTGAAGAAGTGGAATATGCGTTAGCCAAACAGGTCCCTGATATGCAAACTGGTTTTATCATTAAAACCCACTATGGCGACATTGATTTTAACGACATTATCGAATACAGAGGTCATGAGGAACTCAATCGAATAGTTAATTGTATTGAGCGTGTGTTGGAGCATCGGCTAAAAATTTTAAAACTAGATATATGCTCGATTAACACTGCCAAATAATAGCCTAATTAAAAATAAGTTAAGGAATAGAGTCATGAAAAAATGGAGGCCCCGCGAATGCGTTATTCGCATCGATATAAAACACGACTATGACCTTATGAAAGCTTTTGGTAGGGCATACGCTGTCGGTCAAATGGAAATTTCAGCATCGATTGCTAATAAAGCTATTTCAAAAATGATGGCTTCTGTGCAAAACAGTAATCATTAAGCATCATTTAAGGAAGGAAAGCAGCAATGACTTTTAAATTTACCTAATTATCACTATACCTAAGCCATCAACTGCTGTATATTTGAACAGTATGGAAACTTAATTGAGAAGGTATAAATAATGGCTATCAACAAAGTTCAATTTCAAAAAGGCCTGAGTTTAAACGAGTTTCTCAAACAATATGGTACAGAAGAACAATGCTTTAATACCTTATACAAATTGCGATGGCCAGAAGGTTTTCAGTGCCCCAATTGTGGATACGACAAATGCTGTCAACTCACTACTAGAAAGCTTCAGCAGTGCTATAAATGTCACCAGCAAACATCTGTAACTGCAGGTACTATCTTTGAATCAACCAAATTACCATTAAAGACTTGGTTCCAAGGGATGTATTTGATCTCCCAAGACAAAAAAGGTATATCAGCCATAGAATTACATCGCCATTTAGGTATTTCCTATCAAGCTGCCTGGAGAATGAAACATAAGCTCATGAAAGTGATGCAAGAAAGAGAAGGCACCAAGCAATTGTCGGGTTTTATTGAAATTGATGATGCCTATCTTGGTGGCGAGCGTACAGGTTGCAAAAGAGGTAGGGGAGCAGATGGGAAAATACCTTTTGTAGCAGCCGTAGAAACAACAAAACAAGGTCAACCGACACGAATTAAACTGAGCATTTTAAAAGGGTTTAATAAAGAAGAGATAACGGCTTGGAGTAGGCAGAATTTGGCCAAGGGCAGTACCGTAATCTCCGATGGACTGGCCTGTTTTAATGGTGTCATAGAAGCAGGTTGTCTTCATGATAAAATTGTATGCGGTGGTGGTCGTGCATCAGTAGAGGAACCTGAATTTTATTGGGTTAACACCATCCTTGGAAACTTAAAAAGTGCTTTACGTAGCACTTATCATGCTATTCGCGCTAAATATGCACAACGTTATCTTGCTGAATTTCAGTATCGATTTAATCGAAGATTTAGCTTAGTAGAATTTATTCCTAGGCTAGCATTTGTAGCACTGAGAACACCTCCACTACCAGGTAAGCTACTAAATATAGCTTAGGTATGATGATAATTAGGTAAATTTAATACCGTTTTATTATTAATGGCTGAGTATGGTACCACTGTTATCCCTCTCAATGAAGTGTGTGAAAAATATTTAGGATTAACGCCACAAACGGCTAATTACCGTGCTAGTACTCATCAATTGCCGTTTAATACCTTTCGGGTAGGTAAAACGAATAAAGCCCCACGTATGGTGCATATTGAGGATTTAGCTCATTATATTGAAGAGCAACAAAAACATGCCCAAAGTGAATGGGACAAAATGAATTGCTAGCGGGTTTCCGCTAGCGATGTAACGATTCCGGTTTAATCTGAGTGTACCGACGTAGCATGTTCCAGTCCTTATGCCCAGTCACCAATGCCACTTCCTGAATATCATATCCCTGCTCAAAGAGCCTACTCGCTGCCTCATGACGAAGGTCATGAAAACGTAAGTCGTGTATACCCAAACTCCGCACCACACGTGTAAAGGCAGCCCCTACAGATTTAGAGTTATAGGGAAAAATCAGATCCGACACCTGGGGTTGTTTGAGAACAATACCCAATGCCTTACCCAACAGCGGCACTTCCTGGTGATTGTTGTGTTTATTTTTTGGATCTTTCCGCTCACGGATAACAATCGTTTTCTTGTCCAGATTCAGGTCTTCCCAGCGCAAGCTGCAGATTTCGTTTTGCCGCATAGCCGTTTCGATAGCAAATTCAAAAATATCACTCATTGGAATATTTGCTTGTCGATTTGAGAATCTTTCTTTAAAGGCTGCTGACAACTGATTGATTTCGTCGGGTGTAACTCGTCGATCACGTCGACTCGATTTACCGATAAGCCCCAACTGATTAAGTACTGGTCTTGCAGCATCAATCGCACCTGAGGTAATAGGCATCCCCCATGCTGCTTGGCAAAGGCTGAATATGGTTCTTAGGTAAGTCACATCCTGGCTAACCGTAGCCGGACCTGCTCCTTCAGACTGACGAATCTTGCAATGATCGATTACATCACTGCTAGTTAGCTCTACCGCTGATTTCCTACCAAGATCAGAACATCTCAACTGCTCCAAGGTATAACGCTTGCTTCGCCCTAATCGCTTAATTGGGTCAACTTCTTGGATGTAGCGTTCAATCAACTCTGCAACCGTGACCTTGGCTACCTTCAGTTTTTCAATACCATCCGTAGTCTGAAGCTCTAATTCCCGCTTCTTCCCCCAAGCTTTGGCCAGCCTTTCCCGGTCAAAAGTGCGCGATTCAGAATAGACAATCTTGCCTTTCCACTTTACTCTCACCACGGCCCGATAAGCGACATTTCCATTTGCACGTGGACGCTTTACAATGGTCAACAT